TGGCGTTCGAGTTCTCGTTCAACGGCAACATCGGGATCGAGCCGAGCTGTCTCTAGCTGCAAGGCTTCTACCAGTTTGTCAGCCAATTGCCTCGCGGCGCGTTCATCCGCTTCGGTTATGGGCCGATGCAGCGAAACGCGAACCTCGACTCCCAAAGAATGGTTGCCAATGATTTCGCCCTTGTAGAGTGTCTTGTATTCGAGATTCATGCCGCTGCCTCCTCTGCGAGTCTGATCGCTTCTCTTAGTACGCCGAGCAGCTCTCCCACGCCGTTGAATGGATATTCTTTAATGTCTTGGCCTGGCCGGTCCACATCGTAGCGGTCATCAAGTTCTTCATAGACCCTCTTGCATGCAGCCAAAAGATTTGGTGCGGCAGCATGCATCGAACACAGTGGCGGTTTCTGCTTGCCGGCAACTGAAAAACAAACAAGACAATTCAGCCGGGAAGATGGTACGTAATCTGTTCCTCGCTTCATGGTCGTCGTCCTTTCTTTTTCTGTTTTAAGTCCGCGGCAATATTTTTTCTGATTGTGGCCCAAGCTTTTCGTGCTCGCTCAGTGCCGATTGTGCTGGCCCCGCCACAAGTTGGGCAGATACTTGAATGGGGCAATTTGCACTTCATCTCGGAGCATTTCCACGGTTTATGGCATTTCTCGCAATCGTGAATGTGTTCAGGAAGGATTTTCAAATCTCCACTTGGAAGACCTTTCCGATTAGAGCCAATCAAGAGTTCTGTCTCCAAAGAATTGATGGCCGTCCGGACGTTGAATTTAGCGGCTTTGGCTATGTCGCAGAAATTGATCGGATATTTGCCACCCTCTCGCTTATAAATTTTGCTCAGATATTCCTCGAGTTCGCCTTCAAGAGAATCTGCGCTGAAATCCACTTGTCGGCATCGAGACAGGAACCGCTCGTCAAGTCCCTGCGTTGAGTTTGCTGTAAAAACGAAAATGGTGCGTGGTGGTGGCGCTGTTGCATCCAATTTGGACAGGAAGAAATTCTGTGCGCTCAGTGTCATTTGATCCGCTTCATTTACGATCACCAGGTTGTAACTGCACGGCTTCCCTGTTGTGAAATTGAACGGGATCAGACTGCAAATATGAGCTACGCGCTCGACTGCTTCCAGGTCGCAAGTGCGACTAGCAATTTGATGAACGTAGGCGTTGATCTGTTCACCGAGAGCCATGGCAAGAGTTGTTTTTCCGACTCCGCTTGGGCCGAGAAAAAAGAACGCTGCATCGAATGGATTCTTGATGAAAGCCTCCAAGATGCGCTTCGGTTTATGCAGTCCCAAGAAGTCAGAAATCCTCCTAGGACGATAGCGTTCAGTTAATGATTGCGGAAAATTAAGTTTACTTTGCACCTATCCTCCTATGGTAGAATCTTTGTTGGCGGGGTATGAATTGGCTGGAAATGGTTCGGTTGGGCATGTCAAGAACCGGCCCGATTTGGTATGGCACCGCAGGCATGGTTAGTCCTGCAAAACAATACTTCGCGTCGTTTGCAGCAGAAATACCGGCTCGATCGGAGCACTGCTTGTGATTTTACGGCCGGCCCGGATGAATGCCTGTTCAGCCGCAGGCGTCGTCCGGCTCTTGTCGATAGGTTCCTTGGACAAGATCAAGTCGATGTGTTTGCACGCGACCTTGGGCGCTTTGTGAAACTTCCAGAACGGGCAGGAACATGCCCAGGTGCCGTCGGCCTTCATGGAAACTATGTATTCGGCATCGGAAGTCATGCTGGTGACTTGCCAACGCGCGATGTACTGCGCACTCGGTTGCAGTTTCGTTACCATTTTGTTTCTCCCTTTTTGTTTGATTTTTATGCTTCGTCTTTCTCCCATTCACCGAGACTTTTCGAATCCGGCCAAAGCGCTTTTACCTGCTCGGCAGTGAGCAGTCTATTGCGCCACTGGTCCGGCGGAAGATCTTCTCGATCGATAGGAATGGCGACCATTTGACCACCCGGACTGATTGCTAATTCATGGGCGCGGATGGCACAGCCAACAACGCCACGCGCTTCGATGATGCAAACGCCACGAAATGTTTCATCGGCAAAAGAGCAATACCACCAGAGCAGTGGCTCCTTTGCTTCTTCTGCCAGCACTTCATCACGGCGTATTTTCCATTGTTTCTCTTCGGCTTTGATGGCTGCATCAATTGTCCGCATCGTCTTCGGGAAGATTTTGTTGCGCTTCTTCATCTTGTTTCCTCCATCAGTTGAATGCATTCCTTGACGCGTCCGGCGCGTAATAATCGGAGCCGTTCACTCGCCGGGAACGTAATTTCTCCTTTCCATCGTTGTTTGAGAAGCGGGAATCCGCGATGCCAATCGTTGAGGATAGAAGCATCGCCATCCCAAGTCGCTGAATCGGCTCGTTCGAGAGAAAATTCCACATAAGCGGAACCTTCATTGAGCCAGGTTGAGTCGAGCAGAATGTTTTGTGCATCCGCGTTCCAGGCATGAGGAACTGGCAAGTCTGCCCCACCGAAACCGGGTAGCGCATAGCCTTCGATATATTTAAGGTTATGGATTGCGCCTGCAAAAAGACTATTCCCGAAACAGTGTTTTGGAAGGCCGCGGTAGCCGTCTGGAGGATAAGCCACTGGCTCGTACCAGATCCCATGCTCGATGATGAAGTCGGCTGGGCAGGAATAGATGAAGCCATCCGGCTTTGTGATGCATTCCCGTATCTGTTCGAGGGCGCGAAACAAGCGAGTGCGTGCCTGGTTCATTCCTTCGCCTGCTTTCTCGTCCGGGTCCATGGGACGGTATGCCAAGTCCTCTTGAGGAGGACATGCGGGATGGGATATGGTGTCCCGGCTTTAACTGCTTGCACGATCTTGCGCATCGCCTTCTTTCCGAACATCGACTCCATGTCCTTATAGAAGGCGGCAAGGTGCCTGGTTGGGACGGTGATATCCAAGGTAACGACAATGTCTGACTTCATGCGACCTTCTTGGGCGCGGCAGCCTTGGCTTTCTTTTCGCTGGCCTGTTTGGCGAGTTCGGCAAGTGGGACACCGGCTTGTTTTGCTTTGGCATCGAGTAGTTGTCCTTTGTTGGTGCTGCCGCTGTGGAACCACAAGTCGGATTCCGCCAGCATTAGCAGGTAGAGCCACTGCTCGACACCTTCAGGAGACAGTTTGGCAAGGTTCTTCTTGACCGTGCCGTGATAGTCCTTGCCACCGTACTTGGCGGCTGCTGGCTGCCATTCCATCGAATCGCAAACTGCTTTTGCGTGATCGTGGCTGAGCCCTTCGATCGCGTGGTCCAGGATCGCGCGGTAGTCCCGCTCCTTTACATCGAACTGGTCGGCCGCCAGTTCTTTGAACACCAAGGCACGGCGCCGCAGCTCAATCCGGCGCTTCTTGTCGGCTAGCTTTGATGCATCACTGCGCCTATAGCCGGAGTCAGAAGCGTAAGACTGGTGCGTCTTGCATTTCGCATTGACGCAAATCTTCAACACCTGGCCAAGCTTCGCTTCCTGCTTGAGATTGGCATAGGTATAGCCGACCTGCTCGACTACCACGCCTTGCTTTGTGTCCGGGCAATTCTTGTCGCCGGCTTTTACCCAGGTCGTCAGGTGTTTTGCCCTGGAAGATTCATACTGCGAAGCAATGCTCAGCAGGATCGCGTCCTTGTGGGTGCCCACTTGAATCTTGATGAAGGCCCGGGTCTTTTCCTCGAAGCAGGCTGGGTCGGTGCAGGTATCGGCAGATTTAATATCCTCGAATAGCGCCTTGTTGAATCCAGTGCGCTTCGGGCAAGTCACACAGGACCCCGCTTTGGCCACCAGCTTCGCGTCAGTCGTATCGAATGGAGCCTGCTTTAGTACCAGAAAGAAATGCCGTGCGATTTCATCCGCGAGGTTGCGCGCACTGTCGCCACGCTTCAGCCAAGGCACGATCTCTTTCTGCTGCTCCGGCTGAAGCCGCGCGGCCTGATCGGCATGGGCAACGCCGATTTTGCCTTCAAGGAATAACTTCCGGATCGGCTCGATAAGATCGCGGTATTTCAATCTTCGCTGCACATAGGCTGGTGACTTCCCAACATGCTTCGCAAGTTGCTCCAAAGTGAATTTGCATTCTTTCTGGAGTTGTAAATAGCCGGCAGATTCTTCCAATGCATGGATGTCGGCGCGCTGCAGATTTTCGATGATTTGAATTTCCAGCGCCTCTTCATCGGCCAGTTGCCGCACGATTACCGGTACCGTAGTAAGTCCGGCTTCTTGTGCTGCTCTAAAGCGACGAGCGCCGGTTACGATTTCCATTGCACCGTTGTTCACGGACCTGACGATGAGTGGCGTAATGATTCCGGTTTCCTTGATGCTCGCAATCAGTTCGTCCATTCCTTTTTTGTCGAAAAGCTGGCGTGGATTGGTTTTACTCTCCCGCAACTTCGTGAGCTCCACATTTTGTAGTTCTGGCATTTTCGTTTCTCCCTTTTAGTTAGTGCCGGAGATTCGCGGCTCTCCGGCTTTGCCGTCCTTCTTTGCCATGCCTGCGGCGCCGCTGCCTGCCAAGCCATTCCATGGCCAACCAAGCCGCGCCGCGCCATGCCCTACCTGCCTTGACATGGCAAACTTTGTCTAAATTTGCTTCCCTTGCTTATTGAGGAATGCTTTCCAAGTGAATCGCGTGCAAGCGCATTGGAAGCACTCAAGATGATGAACTACTCCACCATGCTGCGATTTTTTGTGGCCGCACAGGCAAAGTTCTTCGATGACCTTTGACCAATCACGCTTCTTCTTTTTCTTCATGGTCAGGAACTCGCCACGCCGTAAAAGAGGAAGCCTACATTGCCTGGTTCGGTCACTTTCACTGCCCAGGCTGGACCCCACTTGTCGTGGTCATCGCCATTCTTGCGCAAATCGTTCCGGGCGAATTCGCGCGCCTCGCCCCAGGTACCGACGGTAGCGCGAAGAATCGCACTCACTTTTTCGCCAATGGTTCCGGTGTAGCCGCTGTGCCCATGGTCGTATTGCGCTTTTTCTACTGCTTCGCGGAACGTAGCTTCCAAATCGCTCCCCCTTCTTTCAGTGAAGAATTCTTCGCCTCCCATAGTTTCTCCTTTCATTGCTTTCTGTTCAGTCCACAGATGAACCACAGCGCTTCTAAAAATGTCCGGGCAATCCAGTAACGGATTGGCTGTCGAGCACGGTTTAACATCTAGTTCCCGGCCATTGCGATTGCGCGCTTGATCGTTTTTGTTGCCAGGCGCACTTTGATGTAGGTCCACTTCCGGCCCACTTTCGTGCTGAAAATCTTCCCACCAGCAAGTTGTGGCTTCAGATGAATCGCTTTCATTGGTTTCTCCTGATAAAGAAAGCGGCGTTGTCGGCCGCCGCTTGCCGTTCCTGCCTTGCCGCAACTGGCCCGGCCAATTCTGGTCCCGACTTGCCTCGACTTGCCAGGACTGGCCATTCCTGCCACGGCAAACTTAGGCTGCAATCCCTTCTTTGAAAGCCTTCTTGAGTTGAGCGAAAACGCATTCCGATTCGGCTATATCTGTGCGCATTTCCTTGACGCGCGGTTGATACAAACGGCCGCCACTTCCGACATATAAAAATGTGATTTCAAGAATCGAGCCAAGCTTGATTCGTGAATCTTTCCCGTTCAAACTGACACGACCAACTTCGCGCCATTTGCCTTTGTCGAGCAGTGCGAGTGTCGCAGAATTGTGACCTTTGTGACCCATTCCAATGACCTTGCAACTAGCACTCTTTAGGAATTTGAATTTCTTATGTTGACCGTTCCGACCTGCGCGATAAGGTGCATCTTTGCGTTTGAAACAAATACCTTCAGCGCGTCGTTTCAGAAGCAATGCTAGGGCGGCTTGCTTCTGAGCCGTTGAATGCCAGGTATCGACCGCGAAATCCGGAGCCTTCTCATCAAGAAGCAGCCAGCGCTTTTCATAAGGCATGGTTCTGATATTCGTGCCATCAGCAAAGAAAATATCGAAGGCGTAATACTTGTCGCCGATGATCTCGCCATCAAGGAAAAAAGAATCAAGGGTGATGGCTTTGAGACTCTTGACCAACTCTGCCGAGAGGGCAACTGGCTCGCCTTTCTTGTTATAACCCACAAAATCGCCGGTCTTTGTCTTTTCAATTTGACGGCGATGCCCGTCGAGTTTGGTTTGCAGAAGGTAGCGGTCATCTTTAACCAATAGTTCTGCTTCTTCCCGCGTGACTTCCTCGAGCAGCTCGACCGGGAACTGTGTCCGCGTACTATTGTCTGGCGGTTCGACTGGCGCGAGCGGAGCCGCGGTGCCGGCCTCCGCGCCGACGTAGCCCTTTGAAGTTTTTTCGCGGACCAATTTGTCGTAGATGCGTTCTGCTTCTGCGAGTTGAACCGGATCGCATTTATGACCAGCCGTGAGTGTTCCGCCGCGGCGCCCGTACTGGAATAGCACGACGTAGCCTTCCAATTGTGGTGCCGGATTCCACTGGCCCTTTTTGAAATGCTCAATCTGAACGCGGTATTCCTTGTCGCTGCTTCCGCCTGTTGCCAAATCGTTGTAATACAAAATCGTTGCCTTCATTTCTGTTTCTCCCTTTTTAAAGATGGGCGACTTCGCGGCGTCGCCCTAGCCGTTCCTGCCTTGCCGTAACAGTGCTGACCACGCCCGGATTAGCCTCGCCTTCTTCTCTCCGAGCCTTATCTCTCCTCTCCTGCCACGGCAAACTCATTTCAGATAATCCTCGATATCCTTTTTTGTGATATCGCGGCAATCGGCGGGCCGGCTTTCGTCGTCCCATTTGCGCTGCCGGGCACCGATGTCATAGCCGCCTTCTGAAACCCACCGTTCGTTAAATCCAACTGGCCACTTCCAGCCTTTGATGCTCCATAAAAAATATTCATTGGATGTGTCGACCAATCTGGATTCGGCTGGAAAGAGTTCAACGGCTTCTTCCTCCGGGCCAAGCAATTCATTTTTGATTCTTTGGAAGTGCCGCCAATCGCGGCGTGTGCTGCGAGCGTGATCGTGGATAGAGAGTTGGATTAGTGTCCCAACTTCGACTCCATCTTTATCGACGATTGGCCTTTCGCGTTTGTGGACGGTGAAGAGATTGTTTCTGAAAACTTTCGCTTCCTTCGCATTTTTCTGTTCTGCGCGATTTCTAATGTCCTGGTCCGGTATGCGAGAAACGGCAATTGCTGGCTGGAGCGGTTCCCATTTGATCATTAGAGTTGCTTTCTCATTTTGGCGCGTAGCACTTCCGCGGCTTGTTGGACGAGCCCGCGTTCGGCCAAGTGCGTCCAAAGCCGCCTATAGAGACTGTGTAGGTCCACAAACATGGATTTATAGATCGCCTGCAAGCCGATATTGGCTAGATGGTCTTGCCCGGGGCCACCATGGCAATCGAAAAAGGCACAGCCAAACGGGCTGATTTCGTGTATGGCGCAAAGACCTTCGGGCGTGAGATTCTTGCAGCTGCCATCGGCCCGGACGGCCGGAACAAGTGTTGGAATTCGAAATTGCGTGCGACCTTTCATCACCAAAGCGCCAGGTGAAGCCAAGAGATTTGTTTCGGCCCAGGCGAATGGTTCCGCATCGGCTGGAACCATTCGAGTTAAATCGCTTGGGAGCAAAAAACCTGGCATCACTTCACAATTTTTTCTGCAAACCTTGCAACTACAAACAGTGCGTTCGGATCCAAATTCTTTGCGAGTCATCGGCTTGCCTCTCTTGCATGCTTATGGTTCTGAATCAGGATGCTGATGACATCCACGTACTGTGGATTTCCATTTAGCCATTTCTCCGTGCAGACCATGGAGCCAAGAATTACGGCAACGTCTCCCACGGGCTGGTGGCAACATGTCCAACCAAAAGTTAAGGTGCCATCGCCGCGGTCCAGGCCAAAGATGGCCGCTTGGCCTTCTTCAAGTGGCTGCTGACAAGGTGTACAAATCATCGGCTTGCCCACCTCCCAGATGGAGTGACAATCCCTCGCGCAATCAGTTCCTGGCGGATTTTCTCGAGGGCCTTCTGTTCGATCTGCCAAATTCGCATCGGCGTCAGGCCAAGCTGTTCTGATACTTGAGCCAATGACATGGCCGTATATCGTTCAATCGGAACTGCGCGTTTAGGGCGCGGCATTGAACCTCGCAATCTGAACCGTGAAAGCTGTCAGCGGTCGATTTGGCATGCCATCCATGCGAAGTGGGCACCGTTTGCTTTGTTGCCGATAGAATTTCATCGCTTCTTCGGAATTGGCAAACTGCATGGCCTCGGTGATGTTTGACGTGGTGACCAGCGTTCCAAGGCCAAGTTCATCGGTGTCCGGGTGGAACTCCTTGATGTACTGGCCATCTTCCGGCCTTGGAATCAGCAAAGCATTGGCAATGATTTTTATGCAGACCATTGGTCTCCTTTAGAAACTGGCTAGCAAATGGAAAATAGCCAGCGGGATGATGACCAGTACGAAACCAACTGCCGCTGTGGCAAGGAACCAGAAGTACACTGGCTCTTCGATGCGCAAATCCTGGAGCCAGCGATCGAGCTCTTTGAATTTCATAATCTCCCTCAGCGAGCAGCTAGCCAGTTCAAGAACATGGCCAGCGGAATGGCAAACGTGGAGCCAATGACGACGACAGCCAGCCAGAAAGCAATTGGATGGTCGATCGATACGTCCCATACCCAGCGATCGAGTTTGCTAACATCACGGTTTGGAGTTTTTGAGTTGCACACGTTTCCTCCGCTTGATGCGAACATTGGAATAGACTATGAATCGAAAAGTTTGCAATGGGCCAGCAGGCCGGACATCGTCGCCGTGGCAATTGGTTCGATTGCAATTGGTTATTTCGCTTCCCTGATAGCCGGTATCGATTTGGATCTTCCCGCACGATTTACATTGGTAGGGAATCCCGGTTACCTTGCTGAGTTTCGTGTGTTTTGGTTGCGGTTTCAGAATGTGTGCCATGGTCCCTCCAGGTTTTCCGGCTCGATGCCATTGGCGCGTAGAATGTCGCGCACGGAATCGAGCCATTGCTGGCGCGGCCGCCCCGACAGTTCGTCCATGAACAAGCTATTCACGGGACTGCCGATGAACGATTCAGCTTCGCGCAACCTTTCAAGCGCTGCGTATTGCATTTTCATTGTTCCCTTCCTTTCTAGGCCAACCAGATTGGCAGGCCATACCAGCGGATGACTTCGATAAGCGCATAGCCCTGGTAATTCACCAGGCGGTATTTCTTAGTGCGGCGCATCCCAATCTTTTCGCTGCGCGTGGGAGTCACTAGCGGGACGTCGCCACTTTCAATCGGAATCGGCCTGGTGCGATTGGTTTCTGTAACCCTGCCACTGAGAAACGGGCAGATTTCGATGGCGAACCTGGCGCAATGTTCATGCTGTGGTGGGTCCATGAACAGGTGTGAACCCTCAATGGATTTCGGGCCTCCGATGAACCAGGCGTATTCACCAAGCGCCCGGCCGCAGATGGCGCAGAGTTTCTGCAGGACGCAGGCGCTGCGCTTGACAGGATCGATCACCCGGAAGTCCGGGATACCCTTCACATAGAGCACGGTGAACGGTACGGGGAGTCCTTGATGGACCGGTAAGTGCGAGAGGAACGCCGGAATCGTTATTCGATCGTGGATAGAGTGCATAGGATACCTTCGCTGCCTTCGCCAAAAACTGCTTCGAGTTTGGCTGGCATTGGCTGAATGATGGTGGTGCTCTTGCAGTTGAGGCATTCGACGATATATTTGGTGTAGGCTTTGATTGCCGACCGCGTGATGTAAACGGCAAAATCTCCCTTGCCGCAATTGCCGCAGGCTTGCCGTTGAGCGTTCTCGATCATGGCTTGCACTCTTTGCGCATCATCTTAATGTAGGCTTTGACTTCACGCACATCTTTGGCGCTTTTGATCTCCGTCTCGGGTTCACCTTCTTCGAAGAGGCTTAATTCTGTTTCCGCCATGAACAGCAAATCGGCTGGAGTCTTTTGGTGGCCCAGGTCCACATTGGCCAATAGGATGTCAGGCAACGCATTGAGGGCTTTATCGAGAGTCATGGCCTTATGCCGCCGCCGCCCGGATTTGGATGCTTACCTTGTCGGGAGTCAGATAGACGATGAAGTCCATGCCGGCGACAATAAGTTTCTCCGTCGACGGATTGATCGCCAGGGCTTCGGCAAAATCGTCGCCGCCGACGGCCCGGCGTATTTTTTCATATTGCTCGCCGCGCGCATCTTGATCGACCAGCTTGCTTGGAGGACCATATCCGGTGGCATAGGCAATGAGCCCGGATTCAGATGGAGTTTGTTTCGTGACGGCATTGGATATGAGATACACGCCATCGTCTTTGACGAGCAGCAGGCCCACGGGAACGTTCTTCCTTGGACCTACATAGGGGATCGAGCGTTCCTTCGCCTTCTTTGAATCGTCGATTAGTTTGCGTACTTCCGAGCCTTTGAATACCAGTTTCGCTTTCATGGTTTCTCCCTTTCCTCAAGTTGCTGCAGTAAAGCTGTCAGGTTCCGGCCATAGATCCAGAATGTTTGAACGGCTGCTTGACCACGCACTCGCGCGCGAATGGCATGGTCAAAGAGTTGGTATTTGACGTGAACCTGCCCGGGAGGGCAAGGCTCGATGATGCCGATGGCAATTTTGCTGATCGAGGGCAGCGTTTTCCAGAGGATCAAATAAGCGCGCGCCGCCTCGATGTAGGTCTGGTGGCTGCCGGAAAATTTCACGCCGCGCAGGACGCCCTTCGTTTTCGTCATTGGCGTTTCTCAGGCAGCGTCGCTCTTGGCTACATCGGGCGGTGGCAAATGCCGTTTGTAATTTTCCAAATGTCCGATTGCCATGTGGCGATACTGGTAGGCTTGAACGAGATTCCAGCAAGCTTCGTAAGCGTCGCGCAATTTCTGCGCGTCTTGCTGATCTTTCGACCATTTGAGGAAGAGCCCAGGCAACTGCATGTAGCCGCGGTTGTCGCCCTCGAGCACCCAATCGCGAATGGCCGAGGCATAAGAGTACTTCTCGATGCCATCGGAATGCTCAGGGATGAGAACGCGGAAAATTGCTCCCGGCGTCCCGTCATGGACGTCAGTGATTTCCTGATACCGCTTGTCATGCCGCTTTTCCGACGAAGAGGAGATTTTCATTTCCGTGACGGAGAAATACTTGGGACGCCAAACTTTGTCAGTATCCTTTGCCGCTTTCCAGATGACCGAAGCGGCAAATTCGATCGCCTTTGTTGACGGCCGTCTGCCCAGAGCGTATTTGGCGCTGTCCAGCAATTCTTCGTCGGTTTGCATCACTTCGGCCAACGAAGCCAGATAGTCGCTGAGTTGTTCGAAAGTCACGGCCCAATCTGGGGAATGCTGCACGGCGCCGTCGCCGTATGTATGGAATGCGCGGAAATGGTCGTGCATCGGTGCCTTCATATCGAAAGCCTGTGAATCGAAGGCGTAGCCTAGTTCTTTTGAATTGCCTAGAGACAAAAATTTGCGGTACATTGTTCCTCCCTTTTACTCTTTTGCTGGAACGGTTCCCTTCTTGATCAAATCTTCAACGACCGATTCGCGGATTCGGACGCACCGGCCGATGCGTACAAATTCAATCTTGTGCTGCCAAACCCACGCACGGATGGTTGGCAAGGCGATTGATAATCGCTTGGCAACGATGTGAAGCGGAAGCAATGTGTCGGCCATTGTCACCACTCCTGGGTCGGCGCATCTTCGTCCAGATGCAAACGGTCGTACCGGTCAAGGTGCGCCCACATATACCGCTTCATGCGTGACCCAACGCGCCTGACTAGTTCGTCCGACGCGTCGAATTGTTGCATGATCGAGTGATCCTCGTTGTAGATCAGCACCTGAGAAACGGGCGTCGTGGTCGTCAGACTGACTTGTACTTTGACGATGAAGCGGTCTTTCATTTGTTCCTCGCCGTCGTCTGTTGTGGCGGTTTCTTCTCTAGCGTCTCCGCCGTGATTGTTTTGATGGTCCACTCGAAAACACTGCGAGGGATTCTGGCAAGCTGCGTTTTGACCAGCGTCGAAACATCATGAACTGCATCTGCAGGGTCGTCGGAAAGGACATCCGCTTGCAGATGTAAATGCACACGATAAATAGGCATGGGTTAGGCGGCTTTCTTGCCCTTTTTGGCTTTGCCCTTCGGAGCGGCCTCTTCTGTACCGGCCTTGCGCTTCGGAGACGCGAGCGATGCGATAAGCGCACTAGCGATATCGATTGTCGGGACTTTTGTCGGGACATTGACCGGCGTCGGAGCCGCGACTTTACTATCCATTTTGCTGGCAATCAATTGGCTGAGCCGCATTTCATAGCCATTCTCAAATTCATCTGGACAAAAATCAGATGCCAAGGACTCCACCAACTTTAGGGCTAGGGCGATTTCATTTTTTGATAGGTCTGGCGATACGATCGAATCGAATTCGGCGACCTTATGGACTTCGCTTGGGTAAAACAAAAAGTGCGCCACGAGACCGGTGCCGCGCGGCCGAAGCAATACGATATGTTCGCGATTGCTTTTGCAGATTTGCGCGAGCGCCACTCGGCCGGAATCCTTCAATGCTCGGACCAGAAGACCGTATGCTTTCAATCCTGGAGCCTCTGGAAGAATGAAAAAAGATTCGCCAAGATAAACTTCATCCACTTCAGCGGCACGAACACAATGACTGATTTCTATGGTCTTGCCGGATTGCGGTTCAATGGCGTCGATTTCTTGTTCTGTCAGAACGACATACGCATCATTCCCGGTCGGATAGGCTTTGACGATTTCTTCCGATGGAACAACCGTCTTGCAGATTTCGCATGTTCGCGGCATTCTGATTCTGCCCTTACAACTTGAATGCAGCATGTTCAATGAGATATGTTCATCCCGTGCAGCTACTGCAAGGCCGACTGGAATTGATAACAGGCCGAAACTGATGAAGCCCTTCCATGTGCGAGTCGCCATTTGTTTCTCCCCTTGTAAATAATTTGGGCGGACTTTTCGGCGTCCGCCCTAGCCGTTCCTGCGCTGCCTTGCCACTGCACTGCTCGGCTATCCAATTCTCCCCTTGACGCATCTCTCCTCGCCTGCCGTGCCTTACTGCTTTACTGCAACAACTTCGAGATACAAATCTCGCGCTGCTTCCGGCTTTTCCTGAATCGCCATAACTGCGGACCGGATGGCGGCCACCTGTTCTGGCGTCCAAGTGAGCTGGAACTTCCGATGAATCTGCAACTCTCCGGCATCATTCAGAAATGCAAATGCTTGCCATCTGCTCTTTCGCAATTTGTAATACACGATGCGCTTGCCAAACATCCCTCGGTCTATTTCTCCCAAATCACCAACGACGGTTTTCAGCCAAATCAACCGATAGATACCGGGTCCGCAAGGGGTTGCATAACGGCCATCTGGTAACATGCCCGGCTCCTTTTCCTTTAGGATTATATCTTAGGGTCTATGAAATAGCAAGGTTAATCTTCGAAGCGGGATATAAAAAAGGCGGGAGAAAAAGAATCTCCCGCCTTTTGGGAAGCGTGCCGGCCCTGCCTCAAATCGTCGGGCCGTGCCAGGACCGACCTCACCACATCAGGCCTGAACGTTGCACGCCATGCCTCGCCGTAAAATAGTCTATCATAGAACTTAGGGCCTAATCTTCGAGTTTGATGGAGCGGTGAGGCTTGTCAACCACCATGCCGCTTAGTAAAGTTTGAACGGTTTCAAACCCGTGTCTAACGTAGTCGCGGACGGTCTTATCTGTCCGGAGCATGTCGGCGTCTGCTGTCTTGAGCAGATTCTTGGCCTGGTCGACAAGGATTTTCATCTGTACGTCATTGACAATGTTCCGCGAATCGAAAGTCGTCAAGAATTCCTGCAACCTGTTAGTTGAATCATCGCGAATGATCTTCTTCTTGCCGCTTTCGTCCGGTGTTAGTCGAGTAACCAAATGATCGACCAATTCCGATAACTGCGTACGAAGCAGTTGCTTGATGGTTTCACGTGTTTCGGCCCAAGCGGCCTCGGCCTTCGCGCGTTCTTCTTCGTAGATCTCCTTGGAAACCGCTTCAAGATTCTTGGCACTGTCCACATAGACGAATCGCCAGGTCAGCTTGAAAGCGGCGCGCAATTCTTTCCCGGTCGGGTAATCGTCCTCGTTGAAGAAGTTTTTGACCTGATCGCCCACTTTTACTTTCGATAGCCGGGCTTTGGCTTCGGCAATGTAGGTGTTGAGTTTCTTGACCATGCTCTCGACCAGCGGCTCGAGATCTTTCTCACCTTGTTTCAGCCGGGCATTCACTTCCTCGATGAAATCCAGTGGAAGAAGATGGACGCCTTTTTTGATCATGGATGGCAGCGCCCGGCTCTCGACAAACCGGTGTAGCTCGCCATACAGCGAAGTAATTTTTTCGAGCTCTTCGGCATCGAGGAGTTTCTTGGTGGTGTTGAACCAATTGTCATTCTTTGCGTTCGGCGTTGAGGCGGCCTGGAATTCATCGGATTGCACTTTGCGGCGGTTGCCGATGCCGTTGAAAGTCAAAATCAAAACGACGGTTCGCAAAAGCAGCTCGTTTGCTGATACCGGCCGTTCCTGCTTCGGCAATACGATCTTCTTGTGCGGTTCCATCTTCGGTCGGGGTCTTACTGGCTTTGGTACTGGCGCAGGCTGACCTTTTCTTGCTCGCATTGTGGCCCACGCTTTCAGTGCTGCCAAATGTCTAATAGACTTCTGCGCTGCTGTTGCTGCTTTCATTTTGTTTCTCCCTTTTTCAAACCTTAGTTTGCACTTCTTGCCCCGGCAAATCTGGCATCTCGCCATCCGCTACCCAGGTGAGCCGACCTTTCTGTTTGCGTGGAGCCTGGACCCGGGCAGACCACCCGGGCACGTTCCCGTCCTTCTGCCGTTCGATCAACTGAACGGTTTGCGTTATTGGTTCGTCGTAGCAATTCAGCCGGCTGACAGTCACAATGTCCCCTGCTTTGAAAGTAATCATTCAAGCCTCCATTCATCGGTGAACATATTCTTTTCGGGGATCTCCGCCAGGTCGACGCCTGCCAGTATGTGGATGACGCATCCAACCGTCCGGTTCAGGTGTTTTCAGTGGGTCCCATTGAAGTAAAGCTGCGACCGCAGCTTCTGGAGTGTCATATCACCAGGCATCATCGTAGGAAAGATCGTCAGGATGGCCTATGACAATTCTGGCGCGTCCGTAGGTCAATGGGATGATTTCGACAGTGCGTCCATCGGGCAGTTGCTTCAGCATTACCGGTCACCATGCAATGGGCAGGTTGCCCGGATGGGCAGAATCTCACCTGGGCAAGTGCATGGCGGCTCTTCGAAGAGTCTGTTCTCGAGCCAGCTGCGTTCGACTCGAAGGGCCTCTTCGCGCAAGCGGAAAGGTCCAAGAACCGGTCCGCCGCTGGGCGCCATATCTGCGAACCAGCCGCCGTCTGGATGCGGCTCGACGAAACTTGCCCGTTCGATTTTGACCTGGCTGGCCTCGGCAAGCAGATCGGCCAAGTCATCATCGTAGATCGCGGTGATCATGCCGTCAGGCGCGATTGCGAACTGGAATTCGTTCCGACTCATAAACCTCCTTTGTGTCAACAGAGCTGATCTTTTTACCTAGGCTCTCTTCGAATTCCTTTGTGAGCGCCTTGCAGCCCGCGCCTTTGAATCCTTTGACTTCAATTTTCACTTCTCCGTTCGGTGCAACGTCGATGACGATATCATGAGCCATTTTTGTTCTCCTTTTTTTTTGAAACTCTTAACTTATCGACTGCACTTCACGCGGATGTGGCCGTCTTGTTGAGTTTGCGTTGTGACCCTGTAGCCTTTGCGACGCCAAAAGCGAGCGCCATGCTGCACTTCGTATTGCTGTTTCAACTTGCAGCCGTCTTTGCCGACCTTCGCTTCCATGCCGTAGCCGCCGGCATAAAAATCCCAAAGCAATTCATAACCTTTGCCAGTGCGGCTTTTGACAACACCGATTTCGTAAGCGGTTCGATTGTCTGGGATTCTGACTGCATGTTCGCATTTTCCCAGGTCCTGTTCAGTGAAGCCTTGTGGAACTGGATAATCGCCAACGGAACGGCCATACCATTTGTACGTTTGCTGGTTACGGACGAGCTCTAGCCCTAATTCTTTACAGGCTGCATCTAAACTGTCGAGATCGGTGACCTGTAATTCGAATTTACTTACATGAGACATGATGCACTTCCTTTCGTTTTTGAAATTAGAAAGGCGCACCAGAAGATGCGCCTTTTAGCTTCGCCTGCGATTCCAAGCCATTCCACGCCACTGCAAGCAGGTGCTTGACCGGACGGTCCAACTCTCGACTGTCCAAGCCTGCCATGCCGACTGAATTCTACTACAAAAACAAGTTATAGGGCAAGTTTTTTAATGAATTTCCCGGACTTGCTGTTCTAACGCTGCGAATTGCTGATTGACCCAGGCCACATCCTTTCAAATTGCGCCTTGTCGAGCAGGGCGGTTTGCGGGAAGCGCGAGCCGGGAATCCAGAATTCAACAACATCCGTTTTGCCGGCATGGATGTGGACGATCAGTTCCGTCACTGGCTCGTTGGGCATTTCGATGCCCCGGAATTTCGTCATTTTGTAGGAGAGCATATTAGTCCTTGAGCGTGATCTTCCTTTTTTTGGTTTCAAGCAGCGGGGTGCTTGGATTGGCCACGGCCTTTTTAGTCTGTTTCGAGGCCTCGGCCATGGTCTTGACTTGTTGTTTCATGTCCTCAGCATGTTTGAGCATGTTCCAGTAATAAAAAAACGCTCTGCAAATGTGAGTGCAAGCGCCTGCGATCGGGCCTTCAATCCAAACAGTAGTGCCGGCGACGCCCTCTGTGGTATCGCAAGGGCAATGCCATTCGGTGCCCTTGCGATAGACGGTGAATCGGGCGGCGGTATTCTTTATGGAGACAACCAGGAAAGCGGTTCTGTCTTTCTGTTGCTCCACATTCTTGACGTACCACTCAAGATAAACGGACATTTCAGTTTACGTTTCCGCTGCCTTTGCTTCCGGACCCACTGCCGCCAGTAGAGATTTTGCGCTTAGGGGTATTCAAGATGCCGACAGCGACAACCATCTTCTCGGGTTCGGTTTCATCCATGCCTTCGGGCGCTTTGTAGGGCCCGGGATAGGCGGCGGAAATGTAGCGGCCATCGGCTTCCTTGCGCAGGGAAGTGATGCGCTCGGAGGCGCTGGTGGATAGCGGAACGATGTAGGTCGCAGCTTCCCGGAGCGGGACTTCTAGGTCATGCGCCAACCGGCAGCAATTCTTGATTTCTCTTCCGTTCCATCCGGTGTCGAGCGGCTTGTCGCGGTCCTTCAAATCGAACTTTTCGAAATAGATGTTCCAGATCAGGTTGCGTTCGGAAGGTGTCGGCAAGTCATAGAAAAACGTGCCAAAGGTATACCGGCTGCGTAGTTCTGCCGGCAATCCTTGAATGTTATTGCAGGTAGCAATCCACAAGGCTCGTCCCTGCGAGACGGCTTCAATAACCTTGAGAATCGCGCGCATGTTGGCGTTTGATTCGCCAACCAAACTTCCCTTTGCATTTCCGAGATCCAACTGTATCGTTGGCACGCCAGCTTCGTTTCCAAAGGCTTTGGCGATATCGGATTTGGCGACGCCGGGATGCCCGATCGACATGATGCCGGTTGAGTCGTGGTCCTGCATGAAAGAGAGCTGATTGCCCAGGAGCTCTTGCGTTGTGCCGCTCAGGTCGCCGCCTTCGCCGCCCGCAAATTGCTTTTCGATTTCATCCTGAAAGACGATGGCGCGCGGGCGGTTCTTGCCATTCATCACGCTGGTCAGGAATTTCTTGATGTTCTCGCAGCCGCCAATATCCTTGAAACGTTGCTGGCCGCGCCACACTTTGAGGCCGGGTGTTTGTTCAATCTGTTGTCTCTTTCGTTCCCAGAGCTGTTCCAGGTCCATGCCGGTCTTCCGGATGCTCATGGCACAAACTTGCTCTGCGGCAAAGGCAGCCAGGCCGCAAAGCGCATCAACAGAGCGCGACATGGTCTCGGCAGCCGGCTTTGGCTGGCTCACCGCCGAATAGGTTTCCGCTACGATCGCTTCCAGGCGATTGGCATCCGGCAAAGGCTCGTCCAGGACAAGAACATCCTGGGCAATCTCCGGAGGAAGCGTAACGTCCGGGCAAACAATAACCAAAGTGCGTGTATTGGTTTTGAAGGCTCCGCGCAGGTTCCAGATGGCTTGTACGACCGCTGGGTCGTGAAAGAACCGGTGCAGATTGGCCATGAAGAGAATCGCTTCTTTGGGCATCTGCATCGCCTTGACCAGCATTTCGACTGGGTTCGCAAGAGAAGCAGGGTCTCCAAGTGCCCGGATTAATCCTTTGGCCTGATCGTTTACGGCCGTCAACCCGCGGACACAATCGTGCAGAATCATCGGCGAATTGGCATTGTCTTTGTTGAGCGCAATCGTCTTGATGGTCGCCTCGATGTCCGGCGTCCGGACGGCAATCAATGGAGCGGATGCGCGCCGCGCCAGATTGAACTGTTTAATAAAACTTAGAGCCATTTTGTTTCTCCCTTTTTTGTTTGATTTTGTTTTAGTAGCCGATGCTATCGGCCACCGATTTGACAATCCACCAGGTCTCGAGCAACAGCACGCCCATCACGAAAAGAACCTGCCAGCCGCGGATGCGGATTTCATTCATGGTTTCGGTCATCTTCGCTCCTATTTTAGAATGTGGACTTGGAAGAGCCAATTCACGGAGCAAGGCCCGATCTTCAGTTTAGCTAGTTTCATCAGCGCTAACTTAGCCTCTTGCTCGGCAGGAGGAGTATCGCACGTTCCGAAGGCGTCTTCGACCAATGCTTTGAGGATGGCCGGCTCCAGATTGTGCCGCACGGCAAGCGCCTGCAGCCGCGATTCATAGGTGCTGAAAAACGTCTGGCGTTCCCATAACTGTTTCATGCCAGTCTTCTGGATGCTCATCGCGAGTACTTGCTCTGAACTATCGAAGAATTGTCGGAGGTCTTCTTCCGGCTCTGGTTCTGGAATCTGCTGTTCATCTGGAGGAATGTTTCCCATTATCGTTTCTCCCTTTGCGCATGTTCGGCGTCATGCGCTACGCTGTAATGCTGCATATACTGTTTTGGGCAGAAATATCGCACAGTGAGTGACTTTTTTTGAACGTCGCATACAGCGCGGCTAGGCTAAAGGTCTCTTGGGTCTTTGGCTTGGCAATAGGCTTCGAGAGTGATGGGAACCAGCTTCCCGTAATCTAACTGGCCGAATATTCGCGGATGGCGAAACGTTATCCATTGGCTTTTGTCATAACCTCTGGCCAGAGCGTCTTGCGCATCCGTCAAATACTTGACCAGTACTCCGAAGGAAGCCCAGCGGCCATGAGTGATCGTACCGCCCAGGTTGCCATCCTTTGTCTGGAATACCGGGAAAGCGATCAAGTGCGGGTCAGCCTGGCATTGAAATGCCACATCGTAGCGCAACATGTCGGCCAGATTCGGCAAAGCATCGCCAAGCCCGATGCGGTTATCGACACGCATAAAACTAATCCGTTTGAGTTTCATGACGAATGCCCTTCCCGAATAGCCCTTATGTGTTTCGCAGAACGGATGGACTCGGGAGAAATGTCATTGCGGCCTTGGCATGCGCCACACATCGGGCAAGCTTGAAAGCCGCAGTAATAGACTTCGCCCGTCTCATAGTCCATCCCGCGCTCGCATGGATGGTTTTCCGTCCAGGTGAATTCGCAGAATTTGCATGTGTTCATTCGTTTCTCCTTTTACTGGTTCAAACCACGGACGGAAACCACTGTGCCAACCAACGGATGCGCCGGTGATTGCTTGCGCTGTTTTGCTGGCCGGGTGTCGGCTGGAACGCACCGGCAAGTGCGCTTCGAACAAAGCGCGCATCGGGCGACCAAGCGCAGACGTCCGCTCGGCAATCGGTAGGCTGGGAATTTGCGGTTCAGGCGCTGTTCCAATAAATCGTCAGTGAGCTGGCCAGTCGCCACGGCATACATAACGTGCTTCAGATGCGGCACAACTGCGTACCGGCGCCGGAACCGCTCCATTTGAACGCCATCGATCCCGGTGATGGTAACGTGGCCATCAAGCATCAGCTTCGCCAAAGACCGGCCCGCAGTTATGGCGTTCTCGATTTGCGCCTCGCGGCATCCGGCGATCATGCGGCGGAATTCGCTGAGGCACGCATTGCGTTTTTGGTTGTTCCATTTATCTATTCGTCGCATGGCTTCACTTCCTTTGTCACAGCCCATTGGCCACGTCCGTGCATCCCATCAAGTTCTGCGGCTGTAAAACGCAACCATGGAATCTTTGTGACCGGATGGTTCGGAGAATCAAATAATTTGTCAGCATCGACCGGATGGTACAGGCCGCAATAGCAGAGAATGTATGTCGGTCTCACCATTGCACCACTTTCTTGAGCCCACGGCGCGTGAGCCCAGCGAGAATTGGAATTCCGCAAAGACCGTCTATCACGTCAAATCGCGAACCCTGGCGATAGACGTTGACGCGGTGACCGCCCAGGAATGTATCCATCGGACGGTAGGGATAAACTGCGACGGGTTTAGAGAGGAAACCCTGGCCGTGTATCTTCGGCAAGGATGCCCGCAGTGCAGGGACCGTCGCCTTGATAAAGACTTGCACTTTATCTTTGTATTGGACGCGGCGGACGCGGCGCTTGGCGCGCCGGAAAGTTTGCAAGTCTTTTCTGGAAGTTTTCGCGTTGCGAACCCATTTCTGCGAAACCTTGGCGATTAACTTCTGAATGATGGCGCTCGTCTCTTGTGGACTAACGAACACCTGGCAATCCTTCCGGCCGGACTTTTCTAGGTGCCGCTGTACCCTATCGAGAAGAAAGAATGTATCCTGCTTCGTCTTAGGGATATTGGCGAGGATATTTTCAGGGGGAACCAAACTGCGTACCATAGGATTTGTCATACCATCTCCCGGATAGCAAGGATGTGTTTGCACGATTCGCGACGGCGCGTCCCATCGGTTTGTTTCACGCCATAAATCCAGCGTGGGCAGGAACACTGCCATTTATTGGTTGCGCGGCGGGTGATGATGTAATGACGGCGCGCATCGCTCAGGGATTGGACCGTGAATTTGCGCACGCCATCTTCCAGCTTCGAATGCAAGATGTTCATGCTGCCCTCCATGTCCGGAATACTTCATTCGCATGGAACGTTTTGTGACACGAGGCATGTGACAGATCGACATTCTTGCGGTTCCCAAACTTGCCATTGTTCGCATGGTTCCCATCTTTGTGGTGCAAGGTGATATCCAGGTCCAACGGCGGCGCAGTGGAATTCCCAAAACGAATTTTTGTACCAGGAGATTCCAGCAGCAGTTTCTTGCAGAAGAAGCATTTCTTACCATCGAGCAAAAGCCAGAGCAATTCTCGGCTCTTGCCTAATTCCCGTCGAATCCTTTTTGCCATCGCCATTTTCTTTTCTCCATCCTCCCTGAATGCTTTGGTCTAGCTCGCATTGGTGGAGGTAAACTCTTACTTTGGAGTCTATTATAACCTAGCCTGTAGGTTTAGACAAGAGGAAAGACAGGAAGGGCGGGAGAAGGGAAAGCGAAAGTAGATAGAGGGTAGGTTTATGACAACTGTGTTTAGTTGTAACTAGATAGTACTCTAATTTGAGAATTACCAAACTGCGTACCATGCTGAAGTAAGGCTAAATTAAGGCTTAACTCTTATCGTAGAGAAAGCCGAGGGTCTTGGCTTCTGGGCGCGCTAGAATCTGTGCGATCAGCTCGCTCTTTGTTTGGAAAGAGTCCCGCTCTCTTTTAATCAATTTCTCGCGCAAATTGTAGAAATCCGTCAGACATAGAACGCGTTCCTGATGTCGGGCATCCAGGATCTCGAGTTGTACATAGGGCGATATTACCGCGGCCATTTCGGTCATAGTTAAAGCAGTAAAATTGGGAGTTTCTGCCAAGATCATCACTAGCCTGGCTATACGCTCTTCGGGAAGAATTTCCTTGAAGATGAGCTCTTTATTGTCCCCAGTATCCCCAGCGTTCATAAGTTCATATTCCAGCCTCGAACGCTGGGATTCCCCCTTAATTTGGATTGTGTGTCTATGCCCAGGAGTTGCCACACTGATTGCAGCGCCTCATCCCGCCAGCAATGCCTACGGCGGAACTGCCGCATGCTTGACAGAATAGCCCGACCTTTGGAGCTGGTGGAGACGCAGGAGTTTGGTCAACAATGGGGACCACTTCCGGTTGTGGCGAGGCTGGCACTGACCATGGCGGTGTTAGCATTGGATCTGCTTCTTTTTGTAATGCCGGAGCAGGAGTGGCCGGCGAATCTTCTTCTTCATCTTGCGGCCGCAATGAACGTGAGCGTGTTCCCATGATACCTCCTGAATCTTATTCGTTTCTTGCTGACTGCACAGAAATTTCTGCTTCACTTTCCAATGCCGCGAGATTTTCCCGGACTAGATCAAAACGGTTGAACGGAATGCCGAGTAGAATCCAAACCATTTTCGGCGGCGGCTGCAAATCGATCGCCTCGGGCTCCCGGGTGTTCTTTCCTTCATTCAAAAGCTTCTCGAGCTCCAAAGGCTCGAACAATTCCGTCAAGTCGGCTTCTGTCTGACTTAGTATTTCCGGGTCCCAACTTAGGTCCAATTCACTTGAGCGATTGTCGAACAAAGCCAATTCTTGTGCTTTCTTGTCCTGTATGTCCAGATCGGTTCGCCGCACAGCCACAAGTGTTTTACCGTCAGTATCGACAACCGTTACGCGCGTATAGCCTTGTTTCTTGGCTTCCTCCAAGGTCTTGTTACCTGCCAGAGTTGTGAAGTTTTTATCGACCAGGATCGAGCGGCCCGCGCCAAGTTTCTTGATGGAATTTTTCAGGAGCTTCCGGCCTCGCGGGGTTCCGCGGTTTGCGTTGGCCTCGTCGGGCAAGAGATCGCCGATGGGAATCGTTCTCACCGTTGTCGGTTTTTCAGTGTCCATGGCCATCGGTCCTTCCTGCCGCTATTTTCTCACAATAAGCAGTTTGAATCCTCCGAATAGTAGTGCGACCAACGCCGAAACGGCGAGCTACCGTGTCTACACTCAATTGTTGCACGAACAGCAAATGGATAATTTTAGCTTGGCTCTCCGGCGAGACCAGCGTGCGGTGAATATCGAAGCTGACGTTGGGCGCTGCTTGCGCCATGAACGCCATCATCAAGCAGTTGTAGTTCTGATGTCAACTATCCTCAACTGGTGGTATGGCAATTTATAACTACGCTTGAATTTGGCGGGAGGTGTGAGATTCGAACTCACATTGGCCGGGTTCGCCGACCATCGGCGGGTTTCAGGTCCGCTGCCTTACCAATTGAGGCTAACCTCCCGAACACCTGTCCAACCTGGTGGCTCTGGTTGGATTCGAACCAACGGCGCGCGGATTATGAGCCCGCTGCTCTTCCTGCTGAGCTACAGAGCCAAACTTGGTGGGTGCGGTGAGTTTTGAACTCACGACCTGTCGATTAAGAATCGAATGCTCTGCCAACTGAGCTACGCACCCAAATCTGGTGGAGTCGGAAGGGCTCTAACCTTCGTCTAGGTCCCGATGGGACTCCGGGGCTACAGCCCGGTGCCTAAGTCAACTCGGCCACGACTCCAAACTTGGAGGCCCTGGCGAGATTCGAACTCGCACATCTTGATTAGAACTCAAGACCGCTATCCGTTACGGTAACAGGGCCACAAACTCTTGATCCCGCGTATCGGAATCGAACCGAACATTACCGGTGCTTCAAGCCGGGGCTCTACCATTGAGCTAACGCGGGCCGTAAAATTTTTTTCTAGGAGTGCCTAAGCTTATCCGTCCCGAACGAGAGCCAACCACTAAGCCCAGAGAAGGCTCTCACGTTGGACCACGCGCTACCCACCACTCCTAGAGCCTTGAACGCTAGGCCACGCGGCGGATCACAAAAAGTGGCGTCGGTCGGATTCGAACCGACAATCTCTTGTACCCAAAACAAGCGGGTTAAACCGTTTCCCTACGACGCCATATAAATCTGTGGACGCGATCGGAATCGAACCGACTGCCTCGGGGATGCAAAGCCCGCGCTCTCCCAAGTGAGCTACGCGCCCGAGAAATAGACTAGCACGACTGGAAACTTATGGGGAAAGTTTATATTTTACCGGACGGGAATTCCTTGGCGGAAATTGGTTGCACATACCGTGTCACCGTTCCGATATTCATCGGGTTACCGCCCACGGCAAAATTGGCACCATGCCGGTTAGCAGGAGGAGCGCTAGTGTTCGGCTGGATGTGATTTCCTGGCGAAACCGGCCCATTCACGAAAGCATTGCCAGTCACGGCGATAACACCGACGCGCGAATCCAAGACTGGATTGCCTGAGTTAGGTTGAGAATAGTTCGGCATTTTTTCATTCTCCTAATGAGGATTGTTGCTTGTTCCCATCGGACCTTTTAACCCGGTGACGCTCGTCGCATTATTTGGTTGAACGTATGCTGGCAGCGGCCATGTCAATGCGATCGGATTTTTCGTTGCCGTTCCCGGGGTTGGCACGATCGTCGGCTTTCGAAAATCGCTTTGCGTATGATTGCCGGCGTGTGCCGGACCTGGTATCAACGCATTGATGCCTGTCTGAACCGTTATTTGCGAATTTTTTTTCGTATCAGAATCCGGCTGAACGTAATTTCCCATGCGAATCTCCTAGTTCGGCTGATTGTATCGCGGGATTGGCCAGCTCAAATCTAATACGTTCATGCCAACCGGATAATCAGCTACCTCAGGATCGGTGAAAGGGACGCGAAAATCGGCCTGTGTGGCATTGTCAGGCCGATTTGGGCCGTCAATATCCATCGGATTTAACTTAAAAGACATTCTACTGTGCCATTCCTGCCCTGCCACGTTCGGGACGTACCCGGCCAATGCTCGTCGGGACTGGTCACGCCGCGCCTTGCCCCGGCACTTAAAGACTCACACATTAAACGAACCCTGTCAATACTTTCTTGCAGCCTAAGTTTCTAGTTAAGAGTGTTTATTTTGGCTCCTCATGTTTGGGAATTGGCCAATCCAATTTCAACATGTTTTCGCCTACTGGATAATCGGCAACGAGCGAATTGACTGATGGAACACGAAAATCCGGCTGTATGTAATTTGCCGGCCAACGCGGCGATACTGGCGGTGCTGCACCAATCATGAATGAAACTGTCAGGTCCGCTACCAATCCACTGAAACTGACCTCGCCGACATAAGTAAACCCACCGCTGCTCGTGGATCCAGCGGAGCCGATAATAGCGGCCGATGCGCTCATGCTGACGATATTCGAAGGTGTAATGTCGACCGCCCCGGCAAATATTCCGGAAGCAACCATTGTGCTAGAGGTGGAATCGGCCAGAATGGCCGTAGTATCCAGTGAGATCGATACGGATTCCGCGTCGACGGCAATGATTGCAATATCCGCAGAAACTGTCAGTGACATGGAATTAAGAAAAAGATTGCCGGCGGAATCGCTTAGTGCGGCATTGGCATCCAAGCCTGCACTTACCGGGATCGTCAAGATGAGTGACGTTGCGATGTCGGTAGCTCCAGAAAGCATTGCTGATACCGGCATCGCGAGAGCGATGGAAGGAATGGTATCGGCTGCGCCAACAAGCAATCCGGAGACTGGCATCGTCATACTGCAGGAATCTACAATCGAAGCTGAACCAATCAACGACTCGAGGACGAATACTGTCAAATTCGTGGAATCTTGTAGGTCGGCACTAGCATCCATCGAGAGCGACATCGTGAAATAATGCTCCCAACGAGTACTTGCCTGATTTAGGAAAGCTGCCGGCACAACACTTTTACCGCTCCCACCAGCCGATTTCCGGTAGGTTTGTTTGTGCCGCCGACATCGCGGGATACCAGAGATAAACGAGCAACGATTCGCCAGGATTTGCGACGGCGGCTGGCAATGGTTCGAGTATGTGACTCGCAACAGCTGCTGCAGCGACGCCAGCGACTACGCCATCGACAGAACCGAACTGACCGACGTAGACGTCGTTGATGATCGGAATCGTTCCACGAAGAATACGATTCCCGACAAGTGTGACTGCCGCTGACGTTGCGGCCGTGGCTACGAGCTGGCCGCCAGACCATACGAGAGCGTTTGATCCTTTTCCGGCTGAGTTTGTTTTTGCCGGCGTAAGTGCGGCACCGCCAGTGCCAAGCGCTGAAAAACGGTTGCCAAGATCGCGCACAACGGCAAGTTGCACGCTGGTTGTGGCTGTCGGAGCCACCGAAACGGCCCAAAGCACATAATCGAGATAGATTTTGATCTGGCTCGCAGAAGGCGCGTTATTGAAAATAATGAATGCGGGAGTCGTTGCCGTGAACGCAAGAGGCGCGGTGGCAGCGGTAGCTTGGCCAGTTTGTGCGTTATTCGCGGTGAAATAGGTACCCTCGGCAGCCAGCAGATGCTTCGTCGGCACAATGGAGTTGGTGAATAATCCTCCGTAAGAATCTCCACGTAGGGGAGCATCTTGATTTGGATTGTCGGCATTGAAGCCCGGCAAAAGATTGCTGATGATGACTTTCAGAAGTGCTTGTGGTGAAAGCATTTTTATTCCCCTTTAATCCTTTAGAAGATCCTACAAGATGTGCCGCGATAGATGGTAACCAAATCTCCGACTGTTGGAGCAACTAATTGGAGACTGACCACTGTTCCTGAAGCCGACGCGCCTTCAATCTTCGCATAGATATGAAAAGGCATCTTGGTCGCTGTGCCACCAAGCGTCCATGTCGGACCAATTAAGAAAGTTGTCGTTGTTGACGCCTGATCAGTAGTCGCCCCGCCAGTCATGGCTGTTACTGCCGTGTTCATGCTGTAGGATGTGGTAACATTCGTCGCGCCATTCGTCGCTGTTAGCAGATTCCAGCTATTGGCGGTCACTGCGGTGGCTTGCCCCACTACGCCGTCGCATTCGAGCGTGTAGGACCGTGCGACTAGCGGAAGCGTGAAGGTAAGAGGCACTCCACCGCCAGAACCAATGATCGTCGCGGCCACGCAGGAGGAAACCGTACCGCCGGTGCCACAGGTCCAATCGGCGGTGAGAGCTGCGGTGTTTCCCGTAGCCGTAAGCAGACCCGTAACGGCAGTATTGTTCTGAAGATTGATGCCGCCTGTGGCTGAGACGTTAAATGCGCCTGCGCCCAGAACATAGTTGCAGGTCTGTGTAGTTGTGCCGCATTCGATCTGCCAACCTCCGGAATAAGTTGGGCCTCCGATCCCATTTAATTGTTCGATCCCCCATACCCTGGTTGCCGAAGAAGTAGCGTTCAGATAATTCGTGATGGCCACATTGGAATTCATTTTTGGCGAGTAGATATCGAGCGTCGAACTATTCACGGAAAATACGGATGTTGGAACGGTTCCGCTGACCGGATCGTATTGCACAACCGGAGTGTACATAGTTACGAACGCTCCGCCGCTGATAGCGGCAAACGGTGTCGTCGTATTGGTGCTGTATTCGAAATGCGGCTTTGTCAAGCCAACCGCCGAGGTGTTAGAGACAACCAGTTCCCCATTGTCGAAAGAACAGTTACTAAAAAAAATATCTGTGGTGGTATTCCCTGGTCCAATCACCACGTCGTTGGCGATTATTGCGTTGTAGCTTGGAGCGAAAACTACGTGGTCCAGTGCTATATTTTCTGTGCCGCCGCCTAGATTCAGGTTATATACAAAGTCCTGAGTGTTCAACGTAAATACCGTGTGGTCTATTTTCGCTCCCCAAGCGGAGGTATTCCCCCAAGTTAAGCCTATTGAGAATCCGGCAAGATAGCTGTTCTCCATCTTCAAGCCTATCGTTGCATGGGTCGAATCGCCTATTTGAATCCCCGTTCCTGCTTGTCCTGAGCCGCTTGGATAGCCTGGGCCGTACAGCTGGCAGTTTTCGATTCCTTGGCCCCACTCGTAATATGTCCCTCCAGCCGTGCCAACGTTGAAAAGCAGAGCGATCCCCGACGCTCCGGTAAAGTTGATGGCCGTCGCCTGGTTCTCATCGCAAGAAATGATTACATCCGCCTGCGGATTAATGACGCCAAGTGGAACGGAATAAGCTCCGCCCACGATATGTATTTTCCCGGCTCCGTGGGTGTTACCTCCGCCCTTGGCGTTGTTCAGGGCCAATGCGGCGTTATTTATTTGCACGCCGAGATTAGCGCCTGGAAACCATAGAGCTTCAACCAAGCTTTGCGCAATGACTGTTGCACCGGTCCCAACGTAAGCGAAGATTTGCCCGTTAGGGCTGCCTAGGATGTTCCCTGCAATAGTTAAAGTGACTCCCGTAGCTATTGATAGAATTCCTCCGCTGGTGGAACGCAGGGTGACGCCATAGGGGATGAGCGCACTCGCGCTTACCGTATAAGTTCCGGGAGTAACTTCGATACAACCTACTGAACCTGCTGCGGCAAGAGCTTGCGCAAATGTTTGCGTGGCATTGACATACTGGCAGCCGTTTAATTGAGTGAACATCTGCGCGCCGGTGAAAGTCCAAGCACTGGTAATGGTGCATGGCAAGTTGGCTGCGCAAACTACGTTTGCTTGAGCTCGAGCCACAGGCGGCATCATGAAATATTGCTCGATCGTGACAATGCCGAAGAGCAAGATCAAAAACAAGGGCCCGCAAAATATTTTGATTAAAATCTTCAAAGCTCTTTATCCCCCTAGAAATGGCAATGTTTCCATCTCGGGCATAAAACCACCAGCATGTAGCGCAAAAAATGTTTTGGATTCGATTGATTGCCTGAGAACAGCTCTTAGTACTGCATCCAGCCCTCGCAAATCATAAGTCGTTACGCCATCGTTGAATTGCACTGCCTGGATCGCAGGGAAATTCGTCGGTCCAATTTGGTTTTGCACGCTGACCGTGCCGGTCACATTCCAGGGCGAAGCCCCTTGAACAACAGTCACTGTGCCGACAACCAATTGGGGCACGCTGCTGCTCAAAGACAAGCTGGTTGGATAATTACCGAACGGGATGCTGGTTATCGTCAAAAGCCCGGAGGTAGATACACTGATGCTCCATGACGTAGTTCCGCCTGGATCATTCAAAAATAAACTAACAGGAGCTCCGATCGCAATGGACGTCGTGGTCATCAATCCGTTCGCAGTGATTCCCAAAGCCCATAATTTACCGGCAGAGTCTTGCAAGATGACGCAACTCAGCGCAGCTATTGGATCAATAGGAGTTGGCGTCGGAATTCCGCTTGAACTGATACCAATACTCCAGCAGGGGCTTGATGAAACATTCACAGTACCGCTTACGGGTTGCGGTGTTGTGCCAATTGGATCCACACGTAGCGGACGAGAAGAATTGCCGACAACATCCAAACTGTCTGTAATCGCAACCGGAATGATTGGATGACCTTCCGCCAAAGCAACCGAAAGAGCGGCTTCCGGAAGGCTAAACTTTTTTTCTAAAAGTAAAAGAGTTTCACCGAGCTGCCTCACCGCCATCATCAGCATTTGCATGTCAGCCGGCAGATAGGCTTGAATATTTTCACGGACAGTATCGACGCCGCCTATGGGAGCAGGCACTACTGTTGTAGTGTCCAGTTGCGCTGTCTTAACTGCCGGATCTTGATAGCCAAGTGGCGTCATGCTTTAATTCCGATTTCCAATTGCTTAGCGTTCGCTATGGCAAGATCAAGAGGTAACTTTTTTGTGACGGCTTGATATTTGAGACGCCTGTAGCTTACTTTGACCTCTTCTGCAATTTGCGCGAGTGGAACTCCATCCACCCTGATGCTCTTCCTCTGATTGCGGTTGTTCGTGGTTCGGTCTGTCCATCGGCAATTGGATTTGAAATAGCCTTTGTCGTTATCGACCCTGTCGATAAATAAATCGGGTGGACACTCGCCCATGTCGGCAAGAAAATCCGCGAATGATTCCTGCCATCTCTCGCAAACAATTATTCCCCTGCCCCCATAATTGGCGAATCCTTCCTTTTTAGGATTCAGGCAACGCGCCAACATGGACGCCCAAGCCTCATATGTTCGAGTCCGCTTACCCGGTAAATTGTGACCGTGTTTCAAGGCTTTGTTGAACATTACATCGCGCCTGAAACAGCCGCACGAAGCTGTATGACCACTAGAAAGGTCATCTTTTGTCCGCGTTATTTCTTTACCGCAATCACAGCGACACAGCCATAATGAACGTCTACCGCCAGAAGGAGTATATGGAGTTGAACCGGCCCTGCGTATAACGGCAAGCCTACCGAATCTATTCCCTGTTATATCATTTATCATACAGTACAAGTTATTGTGCAATTTAACGTGTCGCCGCTCAATACTGATCGTGCGGCGGCAAAATCGGCTTCGCCATAGAGCTTCCCGCCTGTGCCATTTTTTACGTTGCTGGTACTTAAGAAAGCCCCGCGTACGGTAAGCGTGGCATTGATATTGAAAACGGCCGGGGAAGCGGAATTGTCGATCGATCCGGCAGCAGCGGTCCCGCCAGTCCAGGTTACGCGATTAGCGTTCGAGTAGGGCACGCCTTCAAGCCAGCCATTCGTGCCATTGATCTGTGCGGCCGTGTCGCCAGCGGCATAAGCGGTAAACGATGCATTGTTTACGAGAGCCGCGTAGAATGCCGCCGTGTAACTCGAGCCTTTCAGATAATTTGTCAGCAGATCGTTTTTGCCTTCGGTCGTGACCAGGTTTTCAATAGCCACTTCCCAGGCGACGAATGCATTGAGGCAGCGGATTTGATCCTGCGCATCCGCATGCAAAGATTCCGGCAATAAGCGATGCATCCGGCAGCCGGCACAATCACAGCCTTCGGGCCTACGCATGTTTATGACATGCCAGAAATTTTCGGCGATTGTTTGGATTCGTGCAACAGCGCCAACGATCAATGTAGAACTAGTTGAGGCTTCCGACTTTCCGCTAATATCCATGCCCCTCCTGCGCTAAAAGGGAGGATGGGACAGCACCAAGGCCCAGCGTTCTTGGCACCGCAGACGATCGGTACCGGAAAATACCGACGCCTCTCTCCATCCCCTGTTCCAGTTTCCGGTGGGCCCATATCTGTTGCAAGTGAAAATTTGATTAACCGCCCGCTACCATCGCCGCGGGAACCTCCGTGAAATCGACATAAAAGAATTTCCCGAGCTGCAGAAAGTCTACCGCCAAAGGATTGTCAATGGTCAAGGAAATCAATCCGGAAGGTGTCGCTTTGGCAAACCGTTGGTCTTCTGGGATCGATGTATCGTATTGCGGCTGAAGCTCAATGACTGTGCCGCCCCACGATGTCTTCTTCACGCCTTGGACTTGGAACTTCGCGCGGACTTTCTGCCCCATGTGAACCTCCAGGCAGAAAGTTTAGCATATTGGAAATAAATTCAATCCAGTTTCTTTCTGTCCGCGCGCCGGGCTTCATCCTGGGCTTTCAAGACCGGGCAGCCCGCGGGAGTGTTCATAACCATGCCCATATGTTTCTCGCACGATTTGCGCCGATAGAATTGCCATTTGCAATAAGGGCACTGCCAGCAGGTTCGCGCTGCTCCGGTTGAATCGTTGCCGAGGAATACATGAATCGGCCGTACATCGGCATCCGTCCAAGGCTTTGCCGGCTTGCAGGGAATCGTGATGCAGAGTTCTTCGGCCATTTATTGCATCGCTTGCCACGGAGATTTATGAGGGTCTTCTGAAAGAACATGCGCGGCGGCTTCACAAAGCGCCACGCCGGCCAGTTGGTTCGTCGAAGGTTCCCAGAGCGCATCTGCTTCCCATTCGGCATAAGTCTCAAGGGCTACGCCGCGCCAACTTAATTTGCTGCGCAGTTCGCGAATCCGTAGAGCGCGCTGATAGCTCATGCCGGCACAAGCGATCACATCAAATTCCAGCTTCCGTTCGCGGGACCGCGCGGCAAGCTCTTTCAACTTCTCTGGCGTAACGATTATGCCGGAATCTTCCATCAAGGTACGGTGTTCCGCTTCTCCCATTCGGGTATCGTTGGTGATTAAGGTTTTCTTCTCTTCGTGGTCGATCATGGTGATGTTTGGCCAGCCCTCTCAGGAAGCAATTTCGGCAGGTCATTTGGAGCGTAATGGATATTCCATAGATAATGCTGAAGTTCGTTTTTGAGGTATGGTGCATGGCCCGTGAACATGATCGAGGCCACGCAACCTAAAGCCTCATCAAGGCACAGGTGGTCTTCCCAGAATTCTCCGTATCGGACAAGCCAGCCATTGTCCTGCTTCTCGAGTTCTATGCGGCTCATCGTCCATCCCATCCCGGTACCGGGATCTCCCCGCGGACTTCATGTTTGGCGACGCTCATGCCGGCTGCCGGATGCTCTTTCATGGCCCGATCGTACAGCACAACATTGACCGCTGCCGAAAGATTCAAGCAGTGAAACGATGGAATATGCACAAAGGAATAACAAAGACGGCGAATTACTTGCGGGACGCTGCCATCCTCCGGACCGAATACATACACCGCATTGTCGGGATGGACAAAATCAGGCAGGGCAATTGAGTCCGGATGAATCTCGATGCAGACCGGGATAGCATTCTTAAAATGATCGAATGGCCGGTCGCTGTGCCGCCAGGTGACGTCCCGATATCCCTTCATGCGTTCTTCGCGCGGTAAACGATCGTATTGCGTCGGATCCACTCGCCAGCCGGTCCAGAACAAGGAAGGGACCCCGAAGCAGGAACACGCGCGGATCGTCGCCGCCACATTGTGAGGGAAACGAGGATTGATCAGGATGATGCCGGGAGGATTCATACCAGGCTACGCGATTCTTTTACGCGATCCGCATTAAGTTTTTTGAAATGATCGAACATCTCTTCGCCAAAGAAAAGCAACGCCAGTTGCCGTAGGGCATAATCAAATCCGGGACGCGATAGGGCCAGTTCGGCAAGCGCCAAGAGAATCAACTGACGACCTTCTTCGTTGAGTTCAACTTTCATCGTCTAACTGTTCTTCTCTGATTGCGTCTAAATGGCCTTCAATGTCGGCAGCGATTTCTTCAAGCAATCTCGTCCAGTCGGCAACGGGCAATCCATGGCCAGCTTCATGCAAAGCCTCACGGACTTGCTCGATCCGCTTGTCGAGTTTATTCATGCTTTGCGTTTCCGCTCTTCCGCCTGCTTCGGCCACAATCCGTCTATGGTTTCCCAATCAATTCCGGCATCAATCGTGCCACCAATCCAAGTGCCCGCTGGATCACGCGGGATAGAACCATCTGATAATTCTGCCGAACAAGATGCGCATGTAACCTGTACGTACTGAAGGCCAGTTGCCCTGGAAGGACTTAATGGAACAATCCGATGATACGGATGGCCGCATTTGATATAGCCCATTTCGCGCAATGTCCGCCTGCGGATGTCGCGCCAGGCAATAGTTTCGTTTGCGGTTTCTGGTGCCAGCCGGCATTCAATGTGCTCGTCCATTCCCGTTCTTTCGCCAGCGTGTCTGCGCCGCCCGGTTCTTGCACCGGACCGAGAAATAAAGTTGGGTGCGGACGCGTGGGGAAAACTTGCGTCCGCACCCACATGCACAGGATCGCCGTTGCTTAGGCGCTTGCGGCCTTTGCCAGTTCTTCAAGTTGAGCGATTTCGGCTGCAACTGCGGCTCTTTTTTCATCTACTGTTGCGAGCGTTGAAAGGCGGGCCTTTGCGGCGCGAAGTTTGTTCGCGATAGCATCGGCGTTACGCATTTTGATTTCCCGTCTAATGGCCTTTAATTGATTGCCAATCCATTCGGGAATTTCAACACTCAACAAAGTGAATTCTGCCTCAAGCAATCGACCAAATCCTGCGAGTTCAATTAACTCTTCAGTATCTAGTCTTTGAGGGCTATAAGATTTCAACGCATTGAGCATGCTCTTGTCCTCCTTTCATTAGAATTTAACTCCATGCCTGCCTTGCCGCGTTCCGGTCTTTCCTCTACTCTCCACAACGTGACTTACCAGAACGTGACTCGCCAAGCCTGCGCTGCCGCTGCCAGCCTCGACGGAACGGACCGCTGCACGTCCCTCCAAATCGTATCTCGTCAAGACTCTCCGCGCCTGCCATGCCTAACTGGCAGGACGGCCGGTGAATTGGCCGTCCCCACGTGTGCCAGAGGAACGTTAGTGCTTGTCCCTTTTACCGGCTCCGTCACTCTCAACCTAGATACCGGTCAAGCCTTTCGGAACGTGACGGGCACGCCGATTTCTACGCCGTGGCCGTTTTTTTGACAGTCGTCTTGTAAGCATCCGACAACTGCAAAAGTTTTGTTCCCATAATTTCGTCCGACAGGGAAAACCTTTGAGTCCGCATCGTCTGAACAAGATTTGGCAGGGAGTAAAAATCGGTCTCCTGGCCGCGCAAGTCGAATACCTGCATGTCATGTCCAGCTTGCTGCATCGTCGTAATCAATGCCGGCGAGTCGCCTTGCGTCTGATAAAGATAAACTGGCGGCATCTTCCTGAACATCTCCGAATATCGTTTGTAGACATCCGGGAACGTCGGCGCTGTATTTTCGCCGCCGTCCGAAATAATGCAAACGCCGTCAACCTCCTCTTTCGCTTCGAATAGGCGCAATAAACCGGATCCAATCGATGTTCCGCCGTTAGCTTGAACGTATCGTGTAACGTTTTTGATAACGTCCAGCGCCATGCCCGTAACATCGATGGATTGTGGCGCAGTGTCGAAAAAGATCAACCACACTTTGCCATGGACCAATTTTGCCAAAGTAGCAGCAACATGTTTGGCAAGTTCGATCGCCTTGGTCATGGAACCTGACTTATCGGCCAAAACGGCCCAATTGCCTTCGCCGCCAAGGCTTGCAATTTGTTTTTCTTGCAAGCCACGAAGATTCTCTTTCAATTCTTCATCGTCGATATTCTCAGCCGCACGAGTCGTCTTGAGAATGTTGGCCGTGCTCTTGCCGGCCTTTTCCAGCGCTTCCTGGAAAGCGCCGCGCAGCGCCGGGTTCGTCTTGATGCCCAGGCGTTCGAGCATCTTCGTGTTAGTGATCAATTCCGTGCTCGTCATTGATTTGATGAGCGCCAACACGAGATCCGTTTCTCGGGCTTTCTCGCCGAGCGCTCCCATGGCAACAAGGAACGGAATTTTTTTATTCATGATTACGCCGGCCGCTTCCGTCGGTGGCAGGTCTTTGAGCCGTGCCACAATTTCAAACAGCCCACCTTCCGGATACGGCAGCGGAATGCGCTTGCCATCGTGCTTATCGCAACGCCAGAGACATGCTTTGGTGCGCTGATCGCGCGGCTTGACGTGCAAAAGGCTGAACAATTCCTTGAGCACGGCACGGTGCTGGAGCATTTGCCGTTCCCATTTTGGCCAATTTTTTTCGCGCTCGAGCAGCGAAATGCCAAGAGTATGGGTGATTGAAGTCATGTGTCCGGGCACACGTGTCTCTAGCACGAACCGGAGCGCCTTGAGCTGCTCGCGGGGATTGAGCAGAGAAAGAGCTGCCAGCGAATTCTCCACAAATTCGGCCGGATAATTTGGGGCCAGTAAACTCACGATCGGCAAAGCAATTTTGCTGTCGCGAATCGCGCCTTTCAAGCGATCCCAAGCAATTAGATGTGCGAAAAATTCGCCGTGCTCCGTTGCGGCCTGTTTGCCGACGGACACATATTCTTGCAAACTGCCATGCGCGGACTTCGAAAGCTCCGCGATGATTTTATTCTTCGATAGACCACTTTCATTCATAAACGTCTCCTTGCCTGCAATGCCTTGCCCCCTTCATGCCGGGACATGACTAGCCTCTCCTTCACAAACCGAAACCCGCCTGTCCGCGCCTGCGATGACCTACCGTGCTTTTACTGCTCCGCGCCCAAACTACTTACTGCTTCCCAACGCGCTTGGTCACATACTCAATTAAGAGCCCAACGTTGACGAGCTCCTCTGCTTGCTCGTTGGGTATTTCGATTTTGAATTCTTCTTCAATTACCATGACCAATTCAACGATATCCAATGAATCCGCGTGAAGATCATGCTCGAACGATGCATTGGATGTGACTTCCTCCTCGCCAACGCCGAGATTGTCGCTGACGAGCGTCTTGATGCGTTCTTCGATGGTGCTCACGTCAACTCACCGTGCCTGCGCTGCCCTGCCGAACCAGTGCCGGCCATGTCAATGCGTACCACTCCGATTCTCTACACGCCATGCCTGCGACTCCGCGCCTAAACTGCTTACCACTTACTGCTTGCCACTTTGCCTTGTCGAAATTCCGCCAAAACAGCATCGGTAGCCGCGGCGGTTTCCGCGTCTTCTTGGATGGCAGATTCGCCGAGCGCCCTGGCGAATTTTTCCTGAGCGACATCGTTACTCGCCTTCATGCGGCTTTGCACATCGTCCACATTGACATCGCTGCCGCCCTGGATCAGTCGGCCAGCTGCTGCCAGAGCTGATGCTGCGGAATTCTTGGCCTTGGTATCGCGGTCGAGTTGTTCGAGTTCGCGTACTCTGGAGACCATTTCGGCATGCTTGCCTTCGAGATTGGAAACGGCAATGTCGATATCGGTAGACGCTTTTCTTGCGTGTTCGATATTTTCATCCGCTCCGGCAAATTTGGCTCGCATGCGTGTTAGCTCAGCCGCTTTCGGCCGCGCCAAGTCTTCGTGCCCGGCCTGAACCAGGTGCTGAATCGTTACTTCGGTGGTCTTGATCCGGCCTTCGAGCTCTCCTTTTTCGCGCTGCAAGGTACGAACTGTGCCGGCCTGGACCGCCGCTTCGCTCTTCATGCGGTCGAGCGCGTCCTCTAGATCCCGGGTGTACTGCCGGATCACGGACGGCGAATTTAAATCGATGGCCCTATCAAGTAGATCGTGCACGGAGCCCAACGTGACCACGCGAAGTTTTGCTAAGAATCCTGACATTTGTGTTCTCCTTTTCGTTAAAGATCGTCTCAGGGAGGCCACGCCTAACTAGCGCGATAGCCTCCCTGCCAGTGGAACGTACTCACGTCCGCTCGCCACTGGACGGCGTAGGACGGTGAACTCGTATCAAAAATCGCTGCTGCCTCCTCCCCCGCCGCTATCGCTCCCACCACCGCCGAAGTCCGAAGAACCACCGCTATCGCTGGACCCGCTACTCCAACTACTTGAACCTCCGCCGCTGCTGTCATCGTCAGAACTACGGCTTGAACGGTGGCTATGGGAAGGCTCTGGGTCTCGTTCGCGTTCTCTTACCGGCTCCGGGATGATTATCGGGACTGGAACCACTTCCGTATTGTTGATGACCGTTGTCGAAGTCGAAGGCGCTCCGGGAGATCCTGTCGTTGCCGCTGCTGCTTTTGCCTGCTTCTTCGGTGGCGGCGGTGCTACCGATGGTTGGACAGGCCGATTCATCCTGTCGATCGAAGTTCTATCGAGCATGTCCACGATTTTCTGGTACTGCAAAGCAATGACATGATATTCCTCAATCGTCAGATCATCGGCGTTAGGGTCATTGCGTAGCGACCCGTCCAGCCTCGCAAATTCCTCTAAGGCTCTATCGAGCGTGGCAGTCTTGGCGCTGTTTGCCTTGTTGAGTAAATCAGCCGCGCAAGCCTTCGTCGTAATCGCCAACTGCTGTGCTTCACGCAATTCCTGCTGCGCTTTCCGGCGCTTATTCCACCAGGCAAGCGCGAAATACATGCCAACTACCAGAAAGGCTAGAAATAAGGACCATTTGAGAACGATCCATAGTCCGGATAAGTCTTCCGCCTGGTTGACCGTGGTAATAGTTGCCGGATGAACGGCTTCGTCTTTAGCGGCCTTGATCCTGCTTGTAATCTGCTGCTCGACTGCAACGAACCCGCCCGCCCAATCGCCAGTCTTGAAATGCGGCCCCATGTAATCGGTTTTGATCCGGTTCCAATGGTCTGCGAGCGCATGATCGAACGCACTGCCGAAATAGATGCCCATCTTGTGGCTAAGCGGCGAAACCATCAGCACGATCAAACTGGACTTTCGGCCATGGTTCGGAGATTGCCATGACAAGCAGCTTCGCTCGATGTTTTTTTCGTCCATGTCGAGATTCGTTGTCGTGCCGATGATACGCACACGCAGATCGCCGCCCTGAGCTATGAGTGGTTGCGCGGCTGCCTGAATCCGCTCTGCGTCGCCGGACTTGAGACTGCCGGAATAATCGGCCACAACGTTGTCGCAATCCTGCGCCCGCGCCGGCACTGCAAAAAGTAAAATTGCAAAGACCCAACCGAATGCTTTCATTGGACACCGCCTTTCTCGTTCCAATCTCCATCCGCTTCTTTGGCCCACCAATTGAACTCTCCACATACCTCGACCTTCGTCACCGTTACTTTGACGTGCGGCTCCTCTGGCCATTGTCCCTGCTCAGCGATGAACGTTGGTGTTAACCTAACATCATCCCGAGCGCTCTCGTAGGGATATTGTCCTTGCGGCGCCTTCCAACTGGACCAGTCGATCTTGTGCTTTGCCGAGAACTTAGCCCAGCGGATCGCTTCCTTACGGCTGTTGAATAAACAGCGATTTGAGATCCCTTCGACAGCCACGCCCGGTATGCATCTTTCGTAGTAGTCGGCGATGTAAACGATTGGCCTGCCCCACTCGGATATTTCCAGTTCGATTCTCTCGGGCATTGCTCTCTCCTAAGAAATCTTACGAGATGCCAGATATATTTTCACGGCTTCGAAGTCGATGTGCCGTCTCTCGCAAAATTTTTCTGCCGGTTCGCTGCCTTTATCTTTGTTGCAACGCCGGCAGGCCGTCAGAAAATTCGTAGGATCGTTTTTGCCGCCATTTTCAAGTGGCTCAAAATGATCAACCGTCAAAAGCGTGTCACCCATTTTCGCGCCGCAGTAATAGCATTTAAAACGGTCAGCAGCCCAAACTTTTTGCTGAACTGCGCCGGACACTTCATAGCGCAATTTTCGCGCCCAAATTTTTGGCAGCGTTACGCCTTGCGGACCGGTCAAACTTGGGCCGACAAGAATTTGAGGGAATCACTGGCCTGAAGCCAATCGCTCCATTCTTCGAGGCTAAGTTCAAGCCAGTTCGCGCTCCACCCGGCTTCGCCGATTTTCGGCATTGTGCCCGGCAACATCAAAACGGCACCGGTCCCACCGCCCCCAATGACTACACCTTGTAATCGGAGCAACGAACCAACGTCACCCCACCGTGCGGGACGGTTTGTGAATTCCAATAAATAAAATCTGTCGTCGGATTTCTTTTTTGTGGATGGTGCTACCGCTACATCGGTCTTGTCGCTTCCCATTTTGTTTCTCCCTAAAACAGATGCGGCCAGGTTCATCAAGCCCCTGGCCGCCGTACTGCGATTTTCAACACGTTCACGGTTGGTTGAAAATTCAGAACGGCCTTATGTCGGTCGGCTTGTGTTGCGTACGATTAACAGTCGTGTAAGCCGGCCAGTGAAGGCCAAGATTTTCCGGACCCCGCATAGGCCAGCCGCCCTGTACCGCGCTTTTTTTAGCGAAACATCGAGTCCGGATAATAGAATGGCACTATGTCGATCCGCTTTGGCCTTTCGGCCTACGCGCTCTACCACTGAGCTACGTCCCCGTCGAAATGGGGACGGTTGGATTCGAACCAACGACCTCGGTCTCCATATGACATGTAAGCAGATACAGTGAGTGCCAAAAACAATGGCGGTATGTCATCTGGGTGTTGTGTTTCACTGAGCTATAGCCATTACAGCTAACTGGGTTCGAACCAGTGATCTCCAGCGGTGAAGCTGGTGCTCTATCCATGTATCCCGAATAGTGACCGCCAAGAATACTGGCGAATGTCGAACAAGGTTTCAATAGTCCCGCTTGCGCGGCCCCCCCCCCCATTGATTGGTGGAGGGGGGTCGGCTATTCGCCGACAGTCATGTAGCCTTATTCAGTGTCGCCAAAAACGATGGCTGTATGTCGCCGCTGCGATTCCCTTTCGGGAACATGGTGCCCCCACGGGCGTCCGGCATAGGCGCCGGACTTAGGAGTCGAACCTAAGATGAGATTACTCTCACATGTACGCAGTTGCAGTAACAGCCAAGCTCATAAAACCGGATCTTCTGTTCTCCCGAAGGTCCGGGATAATTAAGTGCCCTGGATGTCGTTCAAGCGCCCCTTGCGGGGAATCACACCTGGATTTGAACCAGGATAGACTGATTAAGAATCAGTTGGCCTACCAATTGGCCCATGTAACGCCTAAACAGTGCCAGGAGCGATTCAAAGAATACACCTGCTATTTTACGTGTCAAGGGAAATTTTTAATGATATATATATAGATGCGGTGCTTAAACTCACGGCCTTAGAACATATCGCCCACAGCTGCGCAGCCAAACGAGCCGGTACTATCGTTCGCCGGGCAGTGCAAAGTGGTCTCCTGCCTAACTTAAAGTTAATTGAAACAGCTTGTCGTGACTGTGGAAATAGAGCCACTGTTTACGACCATCGTGATTATGCCAAACCACTTGATGTTGAGCCGGTATGTTATCGTTGCAATTCAAAGAGAGGACCAGCGAAATGGGAACTAAGAATAGTAAGGTTTTATTATCCAAAGGAAAAATCTATTCCAATCGTGCACCCAAAGCAAAAATCTATTGCCCAAGATGTAATCGTGCACGCGGAATCCGATGGCGAGTCAGATTTGCTAACTATATCTGTAGTCTGTGCGGATGCACCTGGCGATTTGGGCCGCGAGCGCAAGTGCTTATGGTGCAATAAAGTGTTCGTTCCACGGATTGAGCAGCAAACATATTGTTGCCAAACTCACAAAAATACCGCAGCACAATGTAGATGGAGACGCAAGCACTCTAAGAATATAGCCGCGGGTCGACTTCCATCATCGACAGGGTGCGGTCCATGGCGCGATATTCAGCGGCAGTAGGTTGCCAGGAAGTATCGATGCGCGGCCAGACGGGTTTCTTGAGATCTTCGAGCTGTCGTTTCACTTTTTGCATGAGAGAAAGCACGTCTTTGGAATGCTGGAATGGTTTTGCTGGCGCCTTGCGGCGGGCACGTTTGGGGGCCGGCTTAGATTTCTCCAATGCTTGCCGGAGAAGCTTCTTTAATTTTTTCTTTTTCATGTTTCCAGCGTGATTTTACGCTTTGCATGAAGCGGAAGAATTTCCGGTTCCGGATCGGACTTTGGCAAGGCTTTCTCCCGGATAAACTGAGCCCCAAAGTCTTCTTTCCATTTTTCGAAGTCGACCGGTGCGGGAGAATTAGAAGAACCGTTAGGTACTGTAGTATTCGTTACCGTTACTGTATCGACCGTGAAGGACCAATCGGACGGCCAGGCAGGAATGTAACTCTCGCCAAGAAAATTTGTATGGTTTGTTGTAAGAACTGGCGGAGTAACTTTGTCCACGAAACCGAGCATCCTGCGAGCGTCGTCTGTTGAAATCAGGCCGCGACGAACCAGTTCAACGACTTTCATCGTTTCTTCAACTGACATAATTCTCTGAGGATAGTCTTGCTTTGAAGCCGTGTCAACTAAACTTAAGCACTAAGTTTCAATCTGGTGCGTTCTTGCAGCCGGGTTGGTGATGCGCGTCGCCATGACCATCGACCGTTACTTTGCAGGTTGGACAAGCGCGTTTTCTCGTCCACCACCTGCGTAGTGAGAGTGCAAACCGCCCGATCAAATTGCTATATTTCATCACTTTTGAAGAAGATTCACGTTGCCCTTAATTGCCGGAATCTCACGAGCTCCAATGGCAATCGTGTCAGTAATTGGTACCCACTTGAAACAGTCTGATGGATCGTGTGTATGAGCTGGAACCTTCCACCATATGCTGCCTCTGTCTACAGCATCGGTCAGGCACGCATCAGTGAACTTATTCGCTAGCCAATTTTCGGCCGTGGCATGAACCGTCATCGAGGCAGCCGTCCATAAGACGTATTTATGACACTTGGGATATCTTCCAATGAAATATCGAGATAATCCGACTTCCTGCATTCTTTCTGGCAAGGCACAGGAACTTCCGGCATCCGAGAAAACAATTGCAAATTGCAGTGCCAATGGCACTCCCCAGGCCAGTGGGTGTGCTTTGACATCAGTATAGAAAGTGCGCTTGAACTGTGAACCAACGGATTTAACAAAATGCTTTGGTCCTGCGTTAGCGGCAGTAGTGAGCAGGAAAAAAATCAGAAGGCGTTTCATGCTTTTGGAACAGGGTCGACCTTGATTATATCGGGCTTCGTCATAACACCCATCTTAGCCCGGTTCCAATTTGCCGCGACGAGATGAAGCATTCCGAAGAACCAAGTGTAGAAGGGATTATTCCCGGAAGGTTTGGGAAGCTGGTCGATGGCAACGGAGCAGAAATAATAAATGACAAGTTGGTGCGCCACTGCCCAAGCCCACATACCCGCAACCGTTATGACAGCGATAAGAGTAGTCACGCAGACTCTCCTTTATTTTTCTCCAGAGAGGGACGGTTGCCAACCAGCGGGATGTTCTCTCTCAAGATGTGCTCTGGAGGGAGTCGGCCTTTCCGTCCCTTATGAACAGGCTATGCTGCATATGCTGGGCGGTCAACGATGCATTTGTTTTGGTGTTCTATCCCCAGCTCTTGCCGAGATGAAGAATCCACGCATCTTGCAGAATATTGGGATTGGCAGCATCTTTATAGCGCATCCAAAAATTTCCGGAGGATGCCCATCCAGGACCCCAGCTATTGCGAACTTTAAACGACCCACCGTTGACAGAATCGTTATAGCCGATTGCCAAAACTTCGTGCCCGCCCATAATTTGCTCGTTAGTATCCGGATTCCACAAGCCATCTGAACGAACAGCTTCGAACGATTCATAAACGGTGAAGCCGATCGCAAACACATAACCGCTGGCAAGACAGGATTTCATGTCCTGCACGTTGGCGATGCGATGGTAGGCGCCGCCTTTCCAGGTGAGGCCATCGGTAAGTTGGGTTTGGTTAGGTGCTGTCGCGAACTCTGCCGTGATGTAAGGTTCTTCACCAAGAGTGCACACGCCGAACTGATTAAGCGCGCGGCAGACGGTACGACCGTACGACCCGCAATCGCCCTGATCGAGCGAGCCATCGAGCAGCCGTTCCTGATAATAAAGGAATGAAGGCGACAAGATAGGCGTCTGCGACTGATACTTGCGCGCCAGGAATTCACGCATACCAACCCCGGCATGAGCGGTGCAAGAACCCAAGTTTTGTTGATCGCGAACGGGACCGCAAAAAGATTCCAGGTCAACAGCCGGCGGATGCGGATCGCGTGCAAGATTTAGAAAACTGGCAATGCCAAGATCCCGATGATCGTGCACATCGCGTAAATAGCCCCAGCGCCGTCCCGATGGAGAAACTTTCAGTGGTGGCATCGTTATCCTAGTTGATGGCGAACTGGCCATAACCGTTTGAATTGACGACGCCGTTGAATGCCGCCTTCAAGTCGTGAGACGACATTGGCTTGATGGGGCTTGCCGAAATAGCTCTGCGAGCCGCCGTTGCCGCAGGAGGAGGCGGGACGAGAGATTGGATCGCGAGAATAGTTGTCATGGCCAAGCTAATAGAGGCTGCGATCGTGGCCTGCAGGGCAGTATTGTTCACGTGGAAAGCCGCTAGCAATCCCGTCAAATTCGTCTGAACCGTAGCAAGGCTGGTATCGATTTTGTTCAATAATCCTGGCTTGGTGGCAGCGTCGGCCGATTGATAAGTGTTCACAAGATTCTGCAGAAGCTGCAAATCGGATTGCACCTGGCTCCCGACTGATTGAATCTGAGCGGCCATGGAAGCATCGATCTGCGCTTTTCCCTGCGCGGCACTGGCGATGCTGATAAGAGAGGTAACAATTTGAATAAGCGTCGGAAGATCGTTGATCGCAGTCTGGATCCACTGCGACTTAACCCAACAGCCGTTGACAACGAGCATGGACGACAATACGACAGCAAGGGCCCCTTTGGTAAGGTGTTTGCGGCTTAACATGTCGTGAGATTCTCCTGTTTGAAAGTGTACGTCCAGTTCCTAGGCGAGTCTAGTGGCTCCAGGTATATTGGGCACTAACATATAAACATCCCGCGGAGAATAATTCTCCGGATCAAATACCATGGTAAATAGGTTCAGCGAGTCAATAAGCGCAGCCAAATACCCCGAGCAAATCCATGCTCCGGCAAGATGAAACCGATGAGAACCGAGCGCGAATGACAGGATCGCCAGCCAATCGTAAGGCGCGCCTTCGGCGTCGGCGATGAGTTTCTTTAGCAAGGCTTGTTGCTCGTCCGTGATCGGTATTTGCCATACCTCGGCCGCAACTGCTTTTCGATAACAATGGTCATTGGTTTTGCGCCAGCGAACGCCGCCTTTCAGTTGTGCGCCGAATGTGCGGTCGCCGAAGAGCAGCTCAACGTGCGAAAACATACATCTTGAGCACCATTCAATGAATTTGCTGTCCCAGCCTTTGCCGGAAACGAAACGGATTTGCAGCGACTGCATTAAAATTCTCCTTCCGGAAGTTCGTAGACGAATATCTCTACTTTGGGGTTCAGTGCGCCGCGCCAGATCCGAACATATGCTTCGTCTACTTGATTGTCATTGCCCCAGGCGGCAAAGTATTTGCTCAGATCGATCGGTGGTTCTCCCTTTTTTCTTTTGCGTTTCGGTTTCGGCGGCGATAATGCGTCCATTACGAATTTTAGGAAATTGTCGCAATCTTCTTTCGCCGCATTATGTTTCGCGGTCCAGATATCAAGTCGTATCCCGATGCGAGCATGAAGTTCCGGTTTTAATGTTGGGCAGGCAGCTTTCAACTGCCACTGGAAAGTTTTCTTCTCTTCGCTGTTCGGATCATAGAAACGAGGGACAAATCGTTTGCCTTTTTTGCTCCAGATAGTACCGCTGACCCTGGCGCGTTGCTGTACATGCGGCTGGCCGGGAATCGTGACGTGCAACAATATGCGCGGAGGCTCAAGCGGCGGAAAAGTCATGCTGATCATTTAACCATATGGCGATTTCACTGTCGGAAATTTCATACGATTCGCCTGGGTCCAGCCGGTGAGCGGAGACGAAATGCCTCGTAAACGGGTGATGAAGCTGGATGACTTTGAGAGCCAAGCTATCGTCAAGACCCCAAGATTTCTTCCATACGTTGATTACGCGCTTGGGACTGACGCCGAAATAATCGGCCAGGATCGAGGCCGATAGGTCACCTGGGCCACTCCCGTTGTAACCGGTCTCCATGCCCGTAGGTGAATGTAAAGCGCAATGCTTGAGAAGCGTTGCATTTCTTTTGCCGGTTTTCACGAGCACGCCGATCTGGCCGGAAGTGCTGCGCGTGACTTCATAAATCTTCATGGGCGTTTTTGGATGCATCCCGAGCAAATCGTTCTGGCTTTGTCGATCCAATGGCAACCGATTCCGTTGATGATGCAGGCGTTGGACTCAGTGCAAGAACAAAATCTGCAAATGCCACTCTTGAATCGTGTAGCCTTTCGTTTTTTCATAACATCACCTCGCATTCATCAACCACCAAGAATAAACAGGACTCCCGGCCCTTGATCTTCGGTTTGTGCCCTTCTTCGAGTTTCTTCTCGATTTGAGCAAGTTTTTCTGGCGACCGCCATTGCAGCGCGCCGATCATGGAATTCAGCCAATCTTCCCGCGAAATCAATGCCATGGAATTCTCGGCGATGCGTTTAGCGATTTCGGTCTTGAGTTGCAGTTCCTGCTCTGCGCCAATTTTATCTAAAACGGAAGATCCCCAGAAGTCGAATAAGCGCCAAATTGCCCAAGGAATGGTTTCATCCGCCTTCAGTTCAGCGGTCAGCTTTCTGTAGAATTCGCGAATCTGCGCCACTGGCGCGGCGATGACCGGCAATAGGTGATCGTCAAGTGCTGCACTGGCAGCATCCTTTTTGTCGATATCGTGGGCCACGGCCAATTCTCGGATCAGTGGGATCCACTTTTCAACCATTTCATCGACGTCCATCGGTGTCCTCTTCTTTCTGCGCGTCGGGTGTTCGCAGGCATAGGCCAGCAGGCAAAGCGTGTCGCCAAATTCCTTCCTCATAATCAAGGGATATAGACCAAGAGTCAGAGTCTCGCGGCTATCGATTACCGACCGCGCAAGCGAATCGGTATCCCGCGCGAGGATTGCGCCAGCCTTGGCGGCAATCTGGGCATGATTCTGCTCGGCTTCATCCACCGTGCAGCGATACAGGATTTCCGTCTGTTGGTCTTCGGTCATATTTTTGATCAGTGATGGCTGGTATCCACTTCGCCATCCGGAGCTAGGGTTATCTTGATATTCCGGAACTTGAACGTGAACGGCTCAAACGTCTTGGCATCCGTCTTGCCGGCGACGGATTCGGCGAAAAGTTGCAACCCGAAAGCGTTGAACCCGGCGTCGATCAGTTGCTGTATACTTACTTCGGGGATAAGTTGTTTTTCCATATCTAACTCTTTTCTCCAAGCCAAGTCGTTGGCGGGCCACCCTGGCGCGCTTGTTCTATTTTTTCAACGAATGATTTCGTCACCAAGCATTCCTTCGCGGTTTCATCGAGCAGAGCATGGCACTTGTCTGCGAATTGCGCGCATTTGTGCCATTCCGCAAGAGCGTAATCGCGTTCGTTCTGAAGAGCAGCTGCTTCCTTTGCAACGGTAGCCACTTGTCCTTCCAGTTCCAGGATGCGATTGGCGGGGATCAAAACATTCTTGTTCATGGCAATCGTCACGCCCGGTATCAAACTGACCTGTACGCGGCCCGTTTCAGCATCGATGCTACTGATCGACGAACTGACCAATACCTTGTCTCCGGCCTGGAAACTATAATCGCTCACATCGTCCTCCCTAGTGCTTGCTTTTGATAAGGCATTGCTATAGTCTCCTTCGGTCCGCAAGGACAGTGGGCCCGGATCGGGCCTTCAGGCGTTAACGTAGAGGTTTCAAACTCATGCGTAGCCTGAGAAGCTTCTCCCGCCGGGAGAGGAGTGGTCACCTCACCAAAACCTTGTCCCGGCCTGAAGATTATAATCGCCCATCGGCACTGCCTCCTATGTGAACAAACTTTGAGAAGCCTGCACTTGACCGCGGCCAATCGCATGCACTAAGCGTTTGGCACCCAGGCGGCTTAGATAAGCATCCCTGCTGGACCTGGCAAATCCCGTGGCTTCGTCCAATTTCTCCCTGTCTACGGGCTCCCCGCCTGCAGCAATCAGCAATTGGAGGATTTTCTTCTCGCCCTCGGGAAGTTCCGACATCCAGTATCGCTGCAATTCCTCGCCAGTGGCAGGTTGAGGCGTATAGTCGCTGCCCAGGGCTGCAATGCCGGCTTCGGTCGCAAGGATCCGATCGCCGCGCAGTTCGATCAGGCCTTTAGGCTTGAGCCTGGCAATATAAGCGTCCCTGGTCGATCGCTTATATGAAGTTAGGACGGTGAGTTGGTTCCGTTCGACGCCTTCCTGATAGCGAGCAATGGCAATCAGGATTTCTTTCTCGCCTTGCGGGAGGTCGCCGTTCCATGTGGAACGCTCGCCAGCGCCCGGAGCTGCTCGCGCGCGGTTAAGTTGCGCTGGATGCGGTTGAGTTTCCGTTCGATGCGCGACAGGATTTTCGTCATGGCGTAATACTGGTAAGGTTCCATGGGCAATCACCTTTGTTTTCAATGCCTTGAAGTCAGGATGCAGAACTGGATAGTTGGGGATCGGGCCATACTCTTTGAGGTAGTCACCTGCCTTATTGGCGAAATCCAACGACATGCTGCCAAACTTGTTGATCAATTCCATCGAGTCAACCAGCCGGCGACGCACATCCTGGGCGAATTTGCGCCATGGATCGAGTTCTGCCTGAAGTATATGGCGAATCTCCGCAGCGGAAGCTTTGATGGGTTTGTGGGCGGTGACAACTTTTGTTGTCATGGCCGGTTGGGCTCGCAACTGTTGCTTCAATTCGCGGATTTCTTTACGTAGATCGGCTTCACTCCTGGCTCGCTCCTCGGCTACTTTCGGAAGATCGGCTAGTTTCGGCAGCATCTTCTTAACTTCTTCTGGCGTTGGCGGTGCCTTGGCGGCGGCCTTGCCAGTTGTTTCAGTTCCATGGGAAGTCTGGATTGGACCAACCTTGACGAGAACCTTGTCCATCGAAATAGCACGGCCCTGAAAGAAGAAATTCCCAGGGTCAAGCGTACGTAAAGCGTCAGAAAATTCCGTCACCGCCGCCTTCCCGCTAATGCCCATCTCGTAGGCCGCACGGTCCCTATCGGATTGCTGCGCTGTTGGACCAGCTGCCTGGTTGTACATTTCGGCTGTGGCATTCTTGCTGAGTTTGGCTAGGCGTTGTGTGGCGAAGATGCTTCCAAAACCTCGTTTACGGGCAACGCCATTGAAGTCGGTCACGGCGCCGTAGGCGATCGATTCACCTTGCCCTTTCTCAGGAGCGAAGGAATGGGCCTCGTCCAACCAAACTGTTGTGGGTCCCCAAAGTCGCTTCGGAGCATTGATCAGTGCAAGATAAAAATTCCTTACCCATTCATGACGTGCCTCATGGCTCAGTTCGAATAGATCGCACACGGCCGACGCGCGCATCTCGAGGAGTCGCTCAGCTACGATTTTGGCTGACCTTGGATCGGCTGGCGTTTCGCCATTTTGTCCTACGAGCACGAACCCAAATTTTTCGCGCAGGGTTTGAAATTCGCCTTCGCGATCGATGATCAAAATTGGCGTTTTCCCGAACAATTGCTCAACCATGCGACGAATCAAAAACGATTTTCCGCCTCCCGTGCTCGCCCAAATTAGAAGATGGGTCCGGAGCAGTGCCTTTACATCCAAGGAAACGTTCTTGCCCTCGGATTTTCCAATTACAATATGCACCGCTCCAGACCTCCGTGCCGGCAAAACCGCGCCTCGTCTTATCACGACGCATCGCGACTCGCCAGTCCTTTACTTCCGTGCCACGCCAACAACATCATCGAAAACCATTATCAGAACAAATTGTCTTGTGCTCTTTGCAAGCTAATCCAAACCGGATCGCCGTGATGGTCGACGGCAAATCGCGCAATCTGTTCCACTTGGTCAACTACCGCGCGGAAAGAAAACCGAATGACTTTTTGCAACTTTCCCGAGCCTTTCTCTTCAATGCTAGCAAGAACCGGATGCTCGATCATTGCTGCCACAAGCACCAGATCGTTCTCCGGATCATCGGGCACAAGCCCGACAGCAATCGTCTGTTGCGCGACGCTCTCGACTTCCGTGCGCTTTACATTGCCTTTGCGCATGTGCTTCCATTCGGCCAGGACTTCAGCCGGGAGATGCCCGTTCTCTTCGTGTTCCTTGGTTAGCGGAAATGCGAATTCAAATCCAACGAAACGATCCCCGGATTCTTCTTTCTCAAAATGTGGCCGCACGAATTGGGCAAGCATCTTGCCGTTGCGAATAGCCTTGGGCTCGGCCGGCTGTGGCGGACCTTCTAATCCGAGCGCTGGCTGTTCAGGCTCAGACCCAACTTCAAACTCTGCAGGCCCAACTTCAAACTCTGCACCGACTTGTTCTTCGGCAGGAGAACCCGGGACAGTAGTCGGTTGCGAGAAATCATCGACAGGATTCAGCGGCGACATGTCTTTGCCACGTACGGCCATATAATCCTCTTAATGCGTCACTCCCGGCGTTTGCACCATTTCTAGCCCCAGCGGTTGGAATACTCCAAGGAATTTCCGGCAATCATTGTTGCCACAACTTACGACCATGATTTTAAACGGCCCGAGGTCCGTCAGCGAACCGCAAATTTTCCCGTCCGTGCCGCAGTAGGGGCAAATTGGCTTGCGAATCGTTTGTTGCATGGCCGGTTGTGCCGGCACTTCTTCCGGTTGCTGAATCTCCGGTGTCGGGAATTCCACAATTGGAGCCATGGACTTGTGAAAGTCGTTAGCGCATTCCCGTGGCTCTTCCTGGTCATGCAGAATTTTAGGCAATCCGCGAAAGCCAAAGCATTCAGGGCATTTTTCTTCGGTCATTTGCTCATGCTCTTTTCCTGACAGTCTCAACTTCTTCCTGGAATACTTCGATTCCGCCGATGATGCCAGCGGCGTCGGGACCTAGCTTCGTTACGATGGCCTGAGCCTTTGATTCATCCAGGATCAAGAATTCTCTCTTGTGGAGGGCTGGATTCATGACCCGGTATCTATAAACCTTGCGGATAGAATGGCCTTGCTCTTTTGGGATGGTGCTCGGAACGATCACGGGCGGCGGTGGCGCAATTGCCGCTCGTTCTATGATCGTGTTGGCGGCTTCGGTTTCGCCGATTTCTTCCATCCTTGCGGCTTCCTGCAAAGCTTGCTGCTCCGCTTCGGCCTTGGCCGCTTTGCGGTCGGCTTCTTCCTTCTCTAGTCTCTCGCGTTCTTTTTCGGCACGGAAGTCTAACCGGCTCCGCTTTATCAGGTTTTCGGCCTGTTGTAATGGCATCAGCAATGTCGCCCGCAACGAGGTGATGAATTTATGGACGCTGTTGGCCTGCTTTGCGGGCTCTTCGAAAAACTCGGTAATCTTTTTCTGCCGCGCGACAATGACGTCCAGTAAACTTCCACTCGCCAGATAATCGTCGTTGTTCGCCAGTACTTCGAAATCCTTGGCCTGGGCTACGAGTTTCGGAATGCTGGCCTGTATTTCTTGAACTTTTTTGCTATCAAAGACAACAACAGGCATCTGGTCGGCCATTATCACTCCTCTATTTTCCGCAATGGGCTGCTGTGATTTAATTTCCAGGTCGTTATATGGAGCGTCGAAATGAAAATCTCAGCGTCCTGGAAGTCCGTGAAGTCATGCTTTCGATACCGTCCATCAGGGAACAATTGAACAGCGATGCGGCGCCGGCGCGCAAATAAAGCTCTTGCTGAAGTATGCTTTCCGTCCGGCACGCCAAGCGCATAGCCGGCGAGCTGGATCGCCCAGAAGGGTTCGACGTTCGCGCTATTCTTGATTTCAATGATAGCTTCTTGCCCACGCATCAATCCTTCGCGATCAATTTTTAGCCCATACGTCATGCCATTGATCGTGGCAATGTATGGTTCTTCAATCAAACGTGGGACAAACCCGGTATCGCTGCGGAAATTGGCCCAGGCCTCGATACGGCCTTTGGTATCCTGATCGGCAGGATTATCTTCTTTGAAAGACTTCCAGTCGAGCGTTCCTTCATCGTAGTAGTGGCTTCCAAGATGAACGAGCGTCCCAATTGTGGACTTGCGCTCAAGGATTTCTTTACGCACCATCTCGTAACTAATAAGCCCTGCGTGGTCCAAAGCCCGAGTGCAGCTTGGAACGATCCGGCCATCCATGGTGTAGGCATGGGTGGCCTCATCAAAATTGCAACCCCGCGCCAGCACCTATTCCCTCGCTTGCGTGATGCTGTCCAACGCGCTGGCAAGCTGTGATTTCCGCATGTCCTTCAGCGCTTCAACTTTGTAAGTTTCCTTGATGAACTTGACGACTTCGTTTTTCTTCCAGTTGGCACCAAAGGCTTTATTCCAGAAGTCTTGTATCTCCGCGGGCGTTACATAGGGGTCTTGGTCGCCTTCGGCGAACATGGAACCTGCCGGTGCAGCATTCGTTGTAGCGGAAGTAGCAGCAGCCGTTTCCGCTTCTTTGCTGGCAGGCTTCGGTTCTTCTTTGGCCTTTTCGCTTGCTGACTCTTCAGTTGCAGCGGTGATGACGGTCTTTTCCGCAGGCGTTTCAGATACTCGGCGCGGGATGGAAGGCTCCAAGATTTGATCTATCGGGATATCGAGGTCGCGCTCGGCGTCGCGATTGACGATTTCGACCAGCCCTTCGAGATTGCGGTTCTTGAGCGGCAAGCGCTTGGCAATTACTCTGATCGGAGTGATCCGGAAACCTTCCTCAAAAAAGGCCACCCATTTCATGCTGTTGGGTTGCTTTGAATGGTTCCGATGCCGTTCGATCTGTTCGGTCGTAAGATATTCCCAATCGACCGTGCCATCGGTAAATTCGATAAAGGAGTAGGCGCCGATAATCGTTTTTCTCGATCGTTCGCCGTCGCCTGGCGCGTGAAATAGATTCCGTTTAGGGGCGAATTGGCGTTCGAATTTGTCGCATGCATACACGCACTCGGCATAGAAAGTTTTCACTTCCCCGGTCTCGTAAGCTTTCTGGATAAAGAAACGGTAGGACGGCTGGAACTGCGCTTGGCCGCCGTAGTTGATCAGCCAGCCGAGCTGCAATGAAGGACTGAGGCTGCAGCCGACTTCGGCCGCATCATAAGCGGCCAGCAAGACGCTGTTCGGATCGCAATCGGCTAAACTTTGCCCCTCTTTTGAATTCGCTTTGCTTTTCTGGATCGCCGTTAGGATGCCGAGAAAGAAACGGTCCCGGTCAATGCCTTGCGGCAGCCGTGCAATCAGATTCGGCTTAGCCTGGTGAATCATTGCTACGACAGGGTTATCTGTTTTTTTAGGTTCCGCTGTTTTCTTGGTTGCTTGTTCGGCCATGATGACCATCGCCTTTCCACTTTACAGATTTGCATCGTGGACACTGAATTGGATTTTTGGTTCTTGGGACCCAACGCGCGCCACATTTTGAACAAACCAAACGTTTCATGGTTCGCGAATAATAATAATAATATATTGCGGATGTCAAGCCTTGCTTGGGAGATTTCCACAGATCAGGCAATCTCAGCGGCATCCCATACGGCCTGGGTGCCAGAGCCGTTGACATTGGCGTCTTGATAGAGCTGGATAACTTCCGGACCAGGGACGGGACCCCATTTCCCCGTTAGCTCTAGGTGAGGTTCGTCGCCCCAGGAGGTTCCGCTTCGCATTCCGAGGGCTTCTCCAACCGTAATGATGCGGGCCCAGGCGGGATCCGTTTCGTCCCAAATTGGCAAGCCATTTCGGAATGGTGCAACGTCTGTTGCCATTCCGTAGCAATGCCACGATTGTCCGCTATTGGCTTTTGTGACGCGCCGGTTCTGATGTTCAGGAATAATTTGCATCCCGCAATTGAGCCGGCAGGCATTCACATCGTCTACCGGAGCCCGGCCTTGTAGCCACAGAGCATGTTGCTGGGCCCAGCTCCGGAATCCCTGCGTCACGCGGATTTCGATTCCTTCCTGGAGGAGCGTTTCTGCAAGTGTGCGGATTTTTTGCGCGAGCTTTGGATGAAGATCGAGCAACCGGGCCTCAGAATTTTTGTCCATCATGTTTCACGCAATCCCACCTGGTGAAGTCCGGTGGTGGCAATCACTTTCTCGAGAATATCGTAGGTCGTGTCGGTATCCAAGACACCGCAATCAGTGAGGATGCTAGCGACCTGCGTTCCCACCACGGTCCTGGAGTTGATAGCCGGCAGAATGATGACGTTTGGAATCGCCTGCAATGCAGTAATGTCATGTGGCTGGAGGTCGGCTGCACCAATAAAAGCCAGATCATCGGCTAAATGAACGGAATGCCATTCTCCAGGGATACTGGAGATATTGGCCATCGGGATGATCAGCCATCGCTTCATAGAATATTATGGCCGCCGCCACCGCCACTACCGCCGCCGCCGCCGCCGCCGCTGCCACCACCACTACCGCCTGCCGCCGGCGTAGCAATCCCACCAGCTACGGGCCCTGTAGTCATACCTACATTACCATCAGCAATTTGTATGGTCGAAGCAGCCAAACTAATAGCGGTATTAGCGCCGAGAGCAAATTCTACCGCTCCGCTATTCGTATTGTAGTAAGGATAAAAATAATAGGTAGTCGACGCTGTCAAATCAAGTGCCCGCACAGCTCTCTGGCCATTCGCATCGTCGGAATATTGGCTGCCGGACATAGCGAACCCTGCTGTTGGTTCCGTGAACGTAGTGCCGAAAGCGATCATGCCGTTGGTGCCAACTGTGTTTGGGTATTCGCCGTTAGCTGCCGTGCCGACCAGCGGGATCCAACCATCATAGCCAGCAAGGGCCGTAGGTGACGTCACTGTCAAAAGGTTGTTGGCGCTGACCGCGAAAGAGCTCTCAGCGGAAATGCCGCAGATCATAGCGTTGCGCATATAGCCGATGCGCACATACCGTGTTCGCGAAGCCAAGGATCCGCCAGCAACTTGTCCAAGCGTGGGAGTGCCCGGAACAGGCAACGATGAACTGGCAGGAACGACGATCAAGCTACCATCGCTTCTGGTGATATTGAAGGTACTCCAGCTAAATGTAATCAAGGCGGAAGCAGCTGCGTTGGTTTTGGCAGTATAGGACAAAACGTTCGCCGGCGCCGTTCCAACGACCGGTATTTTGATTCCCATTGGTGAGAAAGTGTAACTCGATACGGCGTCGAGTGATTGCTCCTGATTGCCGAGCAAATTGAAGGAAGTGAACTTGAAATAGAGTGTTTGGGCAACAAATAACGGATCAAGCGCAAACTTGAAAACATTCGCGTCAATCCGTAAGAATGGCGCATTGATGGCGTGGGGAGCAATCGGCGTTCCTAAAACGCCACGGCGTAGCCGGGTTCCGAGCGTATATAGGCTCGATCCCACGAGTGTAGCCGTCTGATAGGAAATCAATTCTGAATCGATCAGGCAGAGGGTAACGAGGTTATCCGCATCCGCGGCCGTGCCCGAGGCCAATGTGGCATTGCTCTGACTCAAATTCACTGTTACGGAATTCGTGGTATCGGGGTCGGCGCCAAATGGAAGCGTAGTTGTGGCCAGGCCCATGCGCGCAGGAGAGTTGAGTGCTTGATTGCCATAGATATCCTGCACTTGGAGGAAGTTCGTATTATCCCGGCTAACCCACACATGGCAGCCACCCCAATTGGTATTCAGTCCTGCCGCGCCAATCCAAATCTGATAACCAAGTCCTTGCGTTACTCGATGATTGGCCTCGAAAATAATCGGTGTCTGGATAGTCCCGGGATCCTGCTGGCCAAGCTCCAAAATATACGGCGCGTTGACGCCTTTCGGATTGTAAGCGGGCTGCGCAGTGCCCCAGATGAAATCCTCTGCGGTAATGCTCAAACCTTCTTGTGGATCATCTTCGATTTTTGTGATTCGAACAGGAGTTCCTGAGAGTCCAAGGACAACATCGTTGATCGTAACGACATCCATCGGCTCCAAATACGAAAATGTGTCAGGAAGTTTGAAAGTGTATTCGTTCCGGATATAAGACTTGCGCTGCACGCGCATCGAAGCCGCGTATTGCGCGGCCACAAGCGTAGTGACGAAATCATATTGCTGCGGATCCTCGATGCGCAAACCGTACCGCCCGATCGATGCTTCATCTTGTTCGTAGACAACTTCCGGGTTGTAATCGTTTATGCGCGCCTGATAGGTGACTTGCACGCGGTTGTAGGCATCCTGCCAGGCAGATCGCGTAATTTTTACGGGATCCTCGGCCTTGTCTTTCGGAAGAATGTAATTGTCATCGGTAATATTCACAATCGGCGTCGTCGATGGCGAATAGGTGACACCATTTCCAACTGCCGTAGTATCGCTATAAGCAACGAATTTGAGCAATCCTTCGCTCCAAAATGCACCGACCATGCCAGCTTCGAGCCAAGGACCAATGATGTGGGCGCAAGGCGTTTGATTCTCGATGATCGGCGAAATGAAAAAAGAATTCGCTGTCCAGCAATTGCGCGTAAGAGACGCACGATCAAGACCGCTTATGCCATTGATCGGAAAACCGATGCCGAAGGCTGGATCGGTCAGCAAGGCAAGAATGCAATCGGCGGGATTCGCATCGAGAATGCCGGCGCCAAACTGATAATTGCCGGCAACTTCGTACGAATAATTGGGCAATTCCGGAGTGAAACCTAAATAGAGGCCCGAAGAAAAAATGTAGGCCAGTTGCGAATAACCGAGAGCCTTTGAGGGGTGCTTCCCGGTCATGTAGGAAAGCGGAGACTGACCAAGCAAACCGCTGACAAGCATGAGATTCAATGTTGTTGGGGCATTCGTGCTTGTATTGGTATCTTTATATTGATAGTGAATGACGATGCCTAGTCCGGTATCGGCGGAGTTGAAAGTATAGGTTCCTCCGGATTCCGAATAGTGCCCTGCGGCCGGCGAGCTGCCTACCCTGATCAATGCTGTCCCGCTTGGATAGAAGCTCACGCCGATATCCGCAACGAAATTCGTCGAATTGTCTACCGTAACCGTATAAGGGCCGGAGAATGGCACGACCGTGATTTCCTGGGTGATGATCTGGTAGCGGTAATAAGAATAATTTACGGTAGTAATTTTTCCGGCGTCGGCAGCGGCAAAACTGTAAACGCCAGTTGTTGGATTCACGCTGTACTGTCCGGCGCCAGGCGATGATGGGACTTGAACCATCGGTATGTTATGTGTTCCGGTGAGCGTTACCGGCCCAGGAGACCCGTAATCCGTAAAAGGACCTACGGAATAACTTGTCGCAACATAAACGCCCTGATCGTTGCCGAAAATAGCAGCATTTGCCGGCGTGAATGTGCCGCCGCCACCCGGGATTGTATGATTCTCAGAAGAGTTGAGAAGCACGAAACGGCCAGTAGAATCCCAAAGGTTCAAAAGCGCGTTGATAGGGCCTTGAGCGAGGAGAGCGATAATCGAAGCGGTATAGACATATTGTGTGCCGCCTTTGCCAAGTCCTTTGCCGCCTTGCTGTTTGGCCTTGTTGACCGTGAAATCGTTGTAATCGATCAAGCGCGCAGCAATACGGTTCTGGCCGAAAAGAATGGGGATGGTGATGCCAAGAATCGAGTTGTTAGTCCGAACGGCATTGTACTTTTGCGTACGGTTTCCGCCTCCACCGCCCAGTAAACCCATTACTTGTTCTCCGTGAACACGGAAAAGAAACGATGCTCGCGCTGCCGCACGAAACCTTCATTTGCCGATGAATAGATCACGCCATGAGGACGAATCGGATGAATGATTTTATCCGGCCAGGATTCGATGATGCCACCATGGGTGTAGGAGTGAGCAATTTTGTAAAGAACTATGTCGCCTGGTTTGACCTGGGCTTCTGAAATTTCATGCGCGTACTGACGAATGATTTGTTCATAGGTATTGTCCCAGGTTCCATCTGCTTTCTTGTGCAGATAGATTTGCGGTGAATAGGGAGGTATTTCAACGTGCTCGACTACGCCGGCTTCAGTAGCAACTGCAGATAGGAAGTAGGCACAATCGACCCCGAAACCCTTGCAAGATTGCGAATCAATGAAGGGTGTGTTGAGCCAGGATCGTGCAATGGCTATGATTTGAGCGCGATGGTCGGATTCAGTCATGAATTGAGCGCCTTCTGCCGTGCGGCTTCTCGATGAGCGAGAAACAATTTGCGTTTCTTCCCTTTCAGATTGCTCCAAAACATTTTGGCGCGCTGGGCCATAAGTTTAGGATTTCCGTTCGGATTTCTCTTGCCAATTTCAGATAGACGCGCACGTTGCTCTGGAGTGAATGGGATTCCGAGGCGTCGCTTATTGCCGATTAGATTTTTGCTGCTGATTTCACTCAAAATAAGTTTTGTTTTTTCGTGATGTCTATAACCGGCGAAGGCGCTCTTTTGACCTTTACGAAATTGCCCAGCATTCTTTGCAACAATACGCTCTGCGTAGATACCAAGGCGCCAGTTTCTCTTGAGTTTCCGCAGGAAACTGGGCGGTTTAGGCCGTCCTTTATTCGCAAGTGAAATTTTGCGACGGCTAGATTCAGGAAGAAAATCGCGGCCATGACCACCGGGAGATATGTTTTTCAATTGCGGATGAAGTTTTCTAATCCATTTTCGCTCAGCAATCCACCATGCAAACGTTGTACCTGATTCGAGAATACAAAATTCTGGCCAATAGCCAAGTGCTTGTCGATGTTCTTTCATTCGACGATAAATATTCCTGGTCTTTCCGACATAAAATACAATACTGTTTTCCATTAATCCATATATAAACCATCTTGTGTATTTACTCATTAGATAGCAACCTCGGGATTCGGAACGAACGGGGTAGCCCCTATGTGGATTAAGTTACTGAATTTTCCATTACAGGTTGCTTCGGTTTTGTCGCACCCCGCGAATACTGTCAGCGTATCGCCAAGCGCCAATGGTAGAGGCACAGCGGCAGCCAATAGAAGGTTTGTAGTACTTGTCTGCTGCTTGACGGTGAAACTCAATCCGGCATTCTGGCCGGTCAAGAACGTGATGTAGCCCTGGGTGAAATATGGTGGCGATTGTCCAAGTGTTGCAGTGGTATTGATGCTTTGCCGAGTGCTCCCGGAGGCAACGGTCATAGTAGCCGACTTGAAATTTGTCGCGACCATGGTGCAATTAGCATCGTAGAGCGTATGCCGGCAGCTTGCTTGGATGATGTTGCGGGGCAATTTTTGATTGAGCAGGTAGAGCGCGTCAGCAACTTCGAATTCGAGTCTGCTTCTGCTGATCGAGCCGTTCGGCTTGATATAGCCGATAAATTTTGTTTCGATGCCCCATGAAGTGATATAGGGATTCGGCATCTGCCCGATGGGCCAATAGGCAGTAAAGACCTGCACGAGGGCGGCATCGAATAAACCTAGTTGCGCTGCTCCCATCATAGTGACACTCGTATTCGGATATACCAGTTCCCCGGGCGCGAGCACGCTTAGCGTCATATCATTGGCCTTCAAATCGAAGGATGTTTCCGACGTGATTTTCCCGCGTTCCCAAGTGCCAAACTTCGAACTGGAATAGGTGACACCCTGATAGCTGATGTCAAATTGTGAGGAAGTCGCATTGATCGATGGCGGGCGCGGACCGTAAGGACCGATGGGAACTGATTGCGTTGCGACATAGGGACCGATTACTGAAGACCATTCCAATTGCGCGCCCCACGCATCTACTTCGCCCGTTGTCCAAGTTCCGCCACCACCAATTTGAAATACACCGTTTGTCCCGGCCAAACTTCTGCTGACTGAAAATCGCTGCCATGACGTCGTCAAGGCCGCAGAAATAGTTGAATTACTGATGCCATCGCTGATGTATATATTTATAGACTTAGAGCCGGATGGAACTTTTAACCAAATCGAAAAGGTATAGGTCTGGCCAATTATAAGATTCACATTCTGGTACGCATAGGCATCTGTCGCGCCACCTGTGGGGACTAATGCACTAGCAGTTAAAGTTCCGTTCGGAGCTGAAATCGTTGCAGATACCGGCCGAGTGATTTGGTTGTAATTCCAGGCCGCATTATTGAAAGATTGCGACCACAATAAAAGATTCTGCGGGATCGGCGTAATGGAAAACAGGTCCGCGCGATTGTAGCTCCTTGTGGTTTTCAGGAAAGCCAAAAGGCCCGTGGAAAAATTTTTCAAATGATCAAACTCCTGAATTTCAACGCCTTGAGTTCCCACAATTGAAAGAGAAACTCAGATAAGTCGGTCCATTCATCTTCCAAAAAGCGGCAGCGATAGTAGTAATTGAAATCGGCGGATATGGATAACGAGGATGCCGGCGCGATATTGAAACTCGCCAATCCTAGTGGTTGCACGGGAGCATTATTGGTAGAAACGACATAAGATGTTGCCGATGACCAACGTTCGAGTTGCGCGCCCCACGCATAAATTGTCGTTGCAGGCTGGCCTGAATTGAGGACAATGGCTCCGTATATGGGGGAAGGAATGCCTTGCCCTCCTGGGCCAAAGGGAAATGTCTTAGTGAGCGAGAATCTCTGCCACGCGGTAGTAATCGAAGGAATTAAATTGCTTTCCTGTAATGGTCCTGGACCGTGCCCTAGTGCCATATAAATCGGCCCGTTAACCGGGGCTGCTGCTTTCAGCCAAACGCTGAAAGTTACCGTCAATCCAGGCGAGGAATAGATCGAAGCATTCTGCTTTAGGTTCGCGAAAGCAGTGGCCGGAAATGCGAGAGTATCGGCGGTCATAGTACCATCTGGCGCTGTCTGATTATTAGGTGTGACTACGACACTGAGGCTGTTGACCCAATAGGCTGATTGCGAAAAGTCCTGCGAATAGTTCAATAAGTTCTCGAGGCCGCAATACCATTGATTCCCGCTAGGCTGTGGGCCAGCCGGCACAGCAACACTGTTAATGTAGAGCGCCGTTGGAAAAACGGTTTGCATCATCTCGAATCCACCGAATCCAAGAGTGCGACAAAATTGAAATTGTGTCGTGACACCATCGCCATATCCGAGTAACTCGCCCGTCAGAAGATTGTCGTAAGGATCGAGAAACAGCCAATCATCGCTGGCTCCCTTCACGGTATTATAGAATCCCAGTAAACTTTTGATTGCCGAATTGGCCGTTTGCAAATCACCGTAAATATAAGTCAGATCAATCTCGAAATTCCAAACGGGATTGGGCGTCAAGGAAATCCGGACTTCGCCGCGGCGACTGGCGGGAGTTTGCACGATCGTTGAATAGCTCGGCGTCTTTTTAACCGGCCAACCCCAGCTGAGATTACGAGGCTGACGGAGATTTGGAAGAAGAAGATTTGACACTTTATACTTGCCCCTATGATCGCATCATACCGAATAGGAACCTTGGCGAAGTGCGCGTTTTACGGCATTAGTTATATCGCCTTGACCAATCGTCCCTCCATGATGTATTTCGAGATGAATATTATTGTTCACTGTCCGACCGGCGGCTCCGCCTGGTCCGCCCGGGCCACCTGGCCCACCAACTCCGCCAGCAGCACTGGCACTTTGTAGCACAAAACTTGCGATATGTGCCGGCAAGACCATTTCTCCTTCATGCAAACCAGCTTTCACAAGGCCGCCTTTTTCAAAAGCAGTAATTCCCTGCAGTGCGGCTTCGACCTCAGCGGCCGCAGCAATTGCTGCTTCTGGGCCGAACCAGGCCGCTGCAATCGCAGCCGTGGCAGCTGCATCACCGATCGCTGCCTGCCGGTCCACTTCTTTTAAGCCAATACTTGCCGTTGCTGTTGCCGCGGCCGATGCCCCGAATGCTCTTTCTATTGCTATCATGATCAGTTTTTTGGCAATCCATTCCTCGGCCATCTTGAGAACGGAAGTTATGAAACTGTTCGCGATGCCGGTCCACAGACTTTGCATGACATGCGCAAAACTTGCACCGCCTGCAGCCATTCTAAGAAAAGCGGAATTGAAACTCTCGAAACCGGCGTGCGCGGCGTTTTCCGTTGCGATCTTGATGTTGGTCATGCTGATGCCCAAGTCGCGCTGCTGAGCGGCAATCTGTTTCAGCGTTGAACCCCAGCGATCGGCGGAAGCGGTGGCGTTGTCCATCAGATGTTGCAACTGCTGCATCTGCCTTTCGAGATCCCTGAACTGCCTGACACCCTCTTCGGAGTTCTGATTTACCTCGAGCATTACATTCTTGACGATATCGAGTTCAGCTTCATAACTGGCCGCAGCAGCTTTCGCTTCTTGCATGGCCTCGGCAGCGACAATCGTCTGTTGCCTAAGCGATTCCTGCTCAAAAACGGCAGTGATCGGTCCTTTGCTGATTCCGGCAGCGCTGATGCCTTCCTGGGCCTTAATATCGCGGATGCGGTTCTCCGAAGCGTGCTCGGAAACGCGCAAGGCTTCTTCTTCCCCGCGGATGCGCACTTCTGCGGCGCGCTGCCATGCCTCTTCGGCTTGCCTGGCGGCTTTTATTCCCTCTGCCTCATTTCTTTTTATATCGATATCGAGACGGCGTTGCGCTTCGTCTTCAAGCTTCATTCGTTTGGTGATGGCTTCAAGATCGGCCTTGGCAAGCTTTTCGCTGTTCTTGATATTTTCCTGATAAAGTTTGTCGTCCTGCTCGGCAAACCTTCTGGCTTCGGCTGCTTTCTGTTCAGCGGCTAATTTTATCTCATCTGCATTGGATTTCTCTGTTCTCGCCATGTTGTCAAGTTGATTTTGAACGCCTTGAAGAGCCGATTTGTAAGTATTTAGAGCATCCGGATCGGGCGCTCTGCCGATTACGCCTGTCAACCCCAAGTCTCCGGCACCAGTGTCCGGCGCTACCTGCTGGCTCAACTCTTCGGCCAAAGCTTTCTGCAAGATAATTTGTTCTTTGAGCAGAACACTTTTTTCAGCCTGTTGATCGTTGGCCATCCGCGCAAGCTGTAATTCGCGTTCGAGCGGCTCGATCAATTTGCCCACTGCCGCAATATTGGCAGTACCCAGAAACATGGCAGAACCCAGCCCCGGGCCGGCTTTCAATAACGTAACGGTTTTCTGAATAGCGTCTTCAAGCGACTTGGCAAGTTCATCAGCCCTGAGTTTGTTCTCGGCCAAAGCCAGGCCCAGGAAGTTCTCGGGCTTGTGTTCCAGCTTGGCGATTTGATTTTCAATGCGGATATTGACGATATCGAGTTGGTCGCCCTGCATCGCGAGTGAAAGCGTCTGGTCGTCGATCTTATGAACTGTCTTTTCGCCCAAGTGAACCCATTTTTCGTAGGCTTCAACTGCGCGTTCGATCATCTCCACAAAAGCAACGACGGCAAACACTGTAAACGTGGAAGCTAAAATCGGCGCCAGGGTCGAACTCATCGCGCCCAAACGGCCGAAGGCAAAACCCAATTGGCCCATGCCGGTTTCGCTGGCCGCAATTCGTATCGCAGAATTTGCTAATTGGCGGGTGAATGCATCGACCTTTGTGGTTGTTGCGGCCATCTCGGTGCCGGTTGTAGCAGTGGCAACACCGAGTTCAACCATGATGGCGGCGGCTTGTTTTGCAGTACTTCCTAGGCCAACAAGCGCGCCTTTTACTGTTTCGACATCCATGCCGCTTCTTAAAAAGCGTGCGGCCATATCGGTAGCGGCGTTCCCTGTTTCCCGGAACTGCTCGCCCATCGTGGCGGTACTGCGGGCAACTTGCCTGGAAGCTTCGGCGAGCTTACCTACTTCTCCAACATTTACTTCGACTCCAATGCGTAATGGATTGTCAGGCATGTCGTCTTGCTTCCTTGAAACTTAGGGTATATAATGTTTGTGGCACGGGAAGGCGGGATGCGGACTGGTATGACGGGATCTGGCGGGGTTCGAACAGGGCACGGCAGGCACGGAGCAATTGGGATGGATATGGTTGGACAAGACGGGGAGCGAATTGGCTCGGCAGTGCAGGCACGGATTTGTTTGTAAGTTCCACCATATCTATTCCGGCTTCGGAATCAGCAAATGCTCGCCTTTTTTGAATCGCTCAACGGCTTGCTGAATATGCGGTGCCGCGCAATCCAAATGCCGCGCACCGGTCATGAATTCCGCGGCAATCCGGGAATCTTTTTCGGTCATTTCTGGAACCTGTTTTTCCGGCTGGTAATCGTGATCGCCCATTTCCTCGGCTCTTCGTGAACGCCAATTGCTCTGGCGCCGCCCTTCTGTTCCTTTGTATCCCGAAAACCATCGAAGCAATACATGGGTCGGCGGAAAGTTCGTCCAGTATTCCAATAGCTCCGCCACAAACGGAAAATCCATTGCGCCAACTTCATCCGGAGTAAGCCCGAGCTCTGTCACGATGCGGCATCGAATCAGGCCAAAGTCGATGTCGCCGGCGCTTCCCCCGAGGCAGCCGTCCGCGGAACGGTCAAGAGCCCGCTCATCTTCATGATTTCTTCATAAAGCTGATGGATCGTGACGATATCGAGTTCCGAAGTCAGTTTCTTGGCGTCCCAGCGCGCATTTCCATTGCCATTCGCCGTTCCTGCGCCTTTATTCAAGGCTTTGACGACGGAATCGAGTGTGCGTCGGCCCCATTCCTCGTCTGAAGGCTTCGGATCGCGCTGCAGCATTTCCCGGCCTTCTTTGATGTACTCCTCGGCTTCATCCCAGCTCAGTGGAGCAATTTTCAAAGAGAGGCTGTCAAGTTTGATTTCACGTACGCGCGGCATAATTCGCCTTCCATTTTGAATTGTTTTGGATTGCGGCCAGTGAGCGAATGCCCTTGAACGGCCGTGCTGCCTTGAACTACTGAAGTTTTAGTGGTGGGCACGCCAAATCAACGAGCCGCGCCCACCGAAGGGAGAAACAATGAGAAGGCTATTCCCATCATCTCTGCACGGAATCCTAATTTGGTCGACGAGCGATGTCAAGGAAGAATTGTGATTAACTAATCTTCGTAGGCTTCCATAATGTAGCCAGCCGAATTTGCAAACGCTTGCCCTTCAAGGTCGGAAATCAAGTAATCGACGCGCTTCAAAGGCATGGTAAGTTTCCCGCACTTGCAGGCGTAGAGATCGAGGTAGTTCGGAATGTTCGCAGTCAATTGCTGATAAGGCTGAGAGAGCAACATCTCGAATTGCGGGCCCCAGCCTTGAACGTGATTTTGTACGACTAGCACGCGGCCGGTCGAAATGCTGTAGCGATAGGAAACCAGGACAGCTTTGTTGTTGTCGGAGACGTTGAAACCATACACACCGGCGCTTACGTTGTATTGGCCAACGGTTGGAACTCCGGTAACTTTTACGAAGCCTTGCAGGTTCGAAGCATAGATCACGCCCATGTCTTGCGTGAACGTTGCGGAATTCGTGACCGTGTAAGTCGTCGCATTGAGTGTTTTTGCTTCTTGCACTAGTGGGACGCCGCCGCCTGGGCCGGTGCCGCTGGCATTGCTGCCAGCACTGATCGTGTCACCAAAATAAATATTGTTCCAAGTATCGATGTTGAAGCGTCCGTAGCCGGCCTTCCAGGTAATTTTTTTGTCGCTGATGGCCGTATCATCGGGGAATTGAAATTGCCCCCGCAATTCTTTGATGGTGGCATCGATCGTGACGTCTACGTCCTGAAGCGTTGCAAACCAGACAGGAGAGGCGGCAAAGGTGCCGCCCGAAAATGAACCTGGTAGAGCGAATAACTGTCCTGTACCAAATTGTACACGCAAGGTTAAGCACCTCCTGAGTTAATATTGCCACCAGGCTTCAAGCGTACATCTCGTCTGGCCGATGTAATATTTGGCGTTGGTCAAATCCTCAATGAAATAGACCGTATGCACACGAAAACGCTACCACGTAAATGCACCGAGTTCCACAGGAAGTTCTGGTTTTGGAGAGGGTTATTCCTTTTTCCGGGCTTGTCTAGCGAGGGCAGATAAATCATTGAATACCTTGCGAGCTACACGATCGGAACGCGTTACGGTAGCTTCGGCTTCTTTGATTGAACCAGGCGCGAGATCCTTCAGAAATTCTTTTCGTGTAGCGCCGCAGAAAACACGTTCAAAGGTGCCAACTTCTCCGGTTGTCAAGTCGCGGAAAATGGCTGTTTCTCCATTGTTAGAAGTGATTTCCAATCGCGCGATTTTCTTGTAGCTCATTCTTCTTTCCTTTCCACGCCTGCACTGTTAGAACACACCTTGCCCGTTCACGGCTGAACCTGCCACGCCTGCACTGCCA